AACCATCCGTGAAGTCCGCTTTTCTTTTCCTTTGAGAAATCGGTCTTCTTTGCTTCATCAATATCATCGTCAAAATCTGGATCGTAGTCATCAACGCCAACTCTACCCCACTTCTTTTTCTGTATAAAGCTATCCCTACCTACCGCATTTGGTGTCCCGTAAGTTCTTTCTTGACCAATTTCATCCTTATACATTGAATTCTTTTTAAATTCAGCGTATTCTGGGTCATCAGCTAAATCCTTTGAAAATTGAAATTTTGCGTCCGAATGGGCTTCATTTTGTTGTCCATCCAAATACTCATCCACCCATGCTTGCAATTCGTGAACGTCTGGAGCGTAGTCCTTACCCTTTCTTCTTGTGATTGCGTCATGCGCTTTGTATATGAGTTCCTTTACATCTTCTGGTGCGTCATTAATATCTTCTTCCTTAAGATCCTTCCAGATCTTTCCTCTTCTGCACTGAACAATGGCACCAGATCTGTATGCTGATGGTTTGTCGTATTTTCTTCTCGCTATTCTAAGACAACGGTCCGCTTTCTTTTTCTCCTCGTTAATAACGTCAAAAGACTCAACAACAAGATCATCATTGATCAAGCCCATTACTTCCACAAGTCTATTTAAATCTTTTTGTTCCATCTTAATCGTTTTGGTTTTTTTGTTGCCAATCATATGATACCTTATCATCGGTTATCGGACCACCAGCCGCCCAGGTGTAACAGGTGCGAGCTGAGTGACATTTAAAATGGTGCATCCAGCAATAACCCAATCTACCTTCTTCATCGGAAACTTCACCTGGCATACACTCGTCCATTCTTGGGGAGATATCGAAAGCAACGCAATTACCGCAATTGGATTTCTTTGCAACCTCTGGTTCAGTCTTCCATTTTTTGGCATATCTTTCCCAATACTCCTCGTCATTTAAATTCAATGGGCCGTATTGGATATATTCTGCCTCTATTGATTTATTTCTATTTCTGGTATTCAACTCAAGATCCTGAGTCGCCCTTGGGCAAGCCATTTCAGATTCAGAAAGCAATCTTCTGTTTAATCTCTCTATGAGCTGTTTTTTCTTTTTTAATTCGATTCCCATACTAATATAAATATAATTTTTTCTTTAAAAATTTGAATCTATTATTTCTTTTAATCTTTTCAAATTTTCGTTTAACCCCTGTGGATTTCTGTACATATCTTCTCTGTGTGAGAAGTCTCTGTTTTGCCCTTTGTTTTCAACAAATCCGAACCCTTTATAGAACTGTTTTAACCTTGTTACATTCCCACCGTAGCTGCTTGATGGTGTTAGAGTTATCTTAAACCCATTTTCATCGGCAACCTTAATAAGATCTTCCATAAATTCCGTTCCAAGACCCTTCCCCCTCATTGTATAAGGTACCATGAATCCTGTGAGATATACACGCTTCTCATTACCCTTAATTGTTGGGTAAAGTTCATATCTAACATCTGGATGTCTGGCTCCTAATTGGTCAAAAACGTTCATGTTCTTATAAATACTTAAGATTTCCCATTTATTTCACCAGATTTCACTAAAAAATAGGCTTTATACACCATTTCATGGTGCGGAAGTTTATGATGATCCTTTGAAAACTTAAATTCATCAATTTTTTGTCTCAATTCATCAATGAATCCTTCAGTGAAGGCTTCGTGGTAAATTTCCTCTGTAATCTCTTCATTTGTCATATTTTAGGGGCTTTTTCTTATATATATCGCCAAAACTAATAAAAAATCCCGCTTTTGGCGGGATTTAGTGACCTTGTGAAGATTATTTTATTTTGCTTTTAACAATTCAATTAATTGTTCCTTTGTCAGTGACTGTAAGAATTCATCTGGATCTTGTTTACTCAAATTCTTTTCACCGCATTCTGGACAGAATTTATGGCTTGATTTTAATTTGGTCTTACATTTAACACACCTGTCAATCAAATCCTTCGCTTGAACTGGTTGTTGGCTGTGTGGCATTATTTGCCATTCATCCGTCCATGTGTAAAACCATTCAAAGTTTCCGTTGGTTGATTTTAACTCCTGGTTGCTTTGGCTTCCTTGTTCAACTGAACCAGTTTCCGTCTTTCTCATGCTGTTGCTAATTTCTGTATTAGCAAAACTGTTTGTGAAGAAGGTGTTGTTGATACCTTTAAAGTCAGTTGTGTTATATGTTATTGGGTTGTTGTATTTGTAGTCTGTGTAAATAATCTCACTCCAACCAAAACCCGATGAACCATTAAAGACGGATCCGTATGCTAAACTTCTCGGCCTTGGTTTTGATTCTTTGTGGAATCTTACCGTAACCTTTCCGTTGTTCTGGATCGCTTCTTTGGTTTCCTTATTATTGTTTACCACATAAGTTTCGTAAAGAAACTTCTTCTCGTCATCCAGGAACCTTTCGAGGAATACCCTTTGACCTGGTTTTAGAATGATACCTGAATCTGAAATGGGTGTGCCATTCTCTGTTTGGTCTTTCATGTAGACCAACTTTCCGTTTTGACGGAGTCTTTGTTTGTTTACTGTGATGAACGCACTGGGCGCAGGTACAGTATTAATGTACGTGTATAACATTTTCCTTATATTTTTTTTGTATTTGGTGTCCATATCGTTGGCATCAATTCCAACTCAAACGCATCCAGTACGCATGGAACCCAATCACAAGGTCTTCAATAAATATATGTAATTTTAAAAAAGTTTCAAGTATTTATCATTAATAACCTCTTATTATGGAAAAGAATATGTTAAACGAAATCGCTAAGATCCGCAAGATGATGGGACTTAATGAAGGTAGAAACATCAGTGGTGTTTACTATGATACAACAATTATGCACGAGTTAGAAAGCGTTGTTGGTGATTTACATAAGATTGCACCTTATGTTCTTGAGATTGGCCATAGAGTATATGGTAACATTGATGGTAGCATAAGCGTGTATGAAGAAAGTACATTGACTGGTAAGTTTGATAGTGTTGAGGATTTTTTAAAAGGGATCAGATATGGCGCACAAAAGATTGAAAACGAAAGCACCAACGGTGAGATGGGTTACAACCCAAGCCCACTAGGTGAAGACCTTTCTAACAGAAGCGGTAATTTATACATGGAGATAAATGATTTGATCGATGAGAAATACAAAGATCTTGATTACGAAGATGTTGCCAAAATTCTTGAAAATATTTTAAAGGGTGTTAAAGCTCAAGCTTACAGAGAAAAAAACAACATCGGTCCAGTTACACCAGATGAGGTAAAAAAAAACTGGGCTAGTTTAGAAGAGGCTGATTCAAACGAAACGATCGGTATTGTATCTGACAGAGGTAAATTAATGGCTGGTTATTTTAAGGAAGGCCGTTTGGTATCCCTTGGTGATAGAATTTTATTTGACGTTAACGGAAACTTAGTTAAAATGGGTGGCGGTTACCCAAGCGGTGGTTTCAAAGATAAACCATCTGTTGAAGAACTTGAACAAGATATCTGCAAATCTTATGATGAGATACTCGGCATTCTCAAAAAAGACTCCCCAGTGGAAGTACCATTAAACGAAAGTACATACGAAATAATTAAAACAAGTGTTGAGTGTAAACTCTAAAAACATTTATTTTAATAAAATAGTTCCTAATCTTATTAAATGAAAGTATCCATAGTATCTCAATTTAGGGATGAGGCGAAGTTTTTAAAAGAATGGATTGAGTTTCACCTTATGATTGGTTTTGATAATTTTTATTTAATTAATCATTTAAGTGAAGATAATTACCTTGAGGTTTTACAACCATATATTGACACAGGTATTGTACATTTAACTAACCTATCCGTTGAAACCAATAACGGTAAAAACTCATTTGATAATGAAGTTCTTTTGGTAAACACATCAATACCACTTTTTAATAAACTTATACAAGAATCTGTGACCGACTGGTTTATTTTTTTAAACGTTGATGAGTTTTTATACCCAGTTAATAACGGTAACATAAAAAATGTTATTAATACCTTCCCTTCAAATGTTGGTCAAATAGGCGTTAATTGGAGAATGATGGGTAACTCTGGTTACAGACTAAATGATGGTGAGTTAATAACTGAAAAGTTAACAAAATCAAAAATAAAAGATACTGGCGCTAAATGGGATGATCAAAGACACGTGAAGTGTCTTGTGAGAAAAGATGCTTTTGATATATTAACATCAGTTCATTTTTGTAGATTAAAACCAAATTATCTATATGTTGATTCGAACAACAACCCGAGTAATATTAATGAAAAGGCTTACCATACCGATCTTCAGGTTTTAGATAATATGGTTATTAATCATTATGTGTTCAGGGATTTGGATTACACCGAAGTTAAAATTAATACCTACAAATCATGGGGCAGAGAATTCACTAATGAAAAATCATTTAAGTCTCAGTACAATGATGTTGATAATTTTGAGATACATAAATTTCTCCCAGCTTTAAAAGAAAGGATGGGAATCAAATAAAAAAAGGGGCTTAGGCCCCTTTTTTGTTTATCTTAATTACGAATTAAATCTTTTCAAAGTACCCACCAACAACAAAACTGGTTATACCATTTATTGATTGTTTATCGTTAGTAACGAATTTTTCTGGGTCAACCAAACGAAAATCAACAGATACACGTGTATCTTCGGTTGTGTTAATTTTATTACCGTGCATTAAGTTGGCACCGCTAAAAACTAATATCTCACCGTACTTAACATCATATGATCTGTAATCACCAAGATCCTCAATACTCTCACACCAAATGGTGTTTGTGTCATAAGTATCCGTAAAAGGCATCCAAAAGTTAACTTCATCAACACCGTGATTATAGGTTTTGTCCTTATGCCATTCACCAACACCAAGATTATTTACCAGGTGTGCACGGAATGTTGGAATTTTTTGGTAAATAATTGAATCGTAACCAAATTTCTCAGCAAGGTGTTTTACGAACTCAACATATAAAGGGTAAAACTTTTCTTCGAACTTATTATAATAGGCTTTATGCCATCCAGTTGATTGGTCTTTGTCTCTTGATAATAAGTCGTAATTTTCAAGCTGATGGATTTTCTCCAAGTTATCAACCTCTAAGATTTCTTTGACAACTTCTTTAAACGGATACTTTTGGGTATCGTAGACAATTTTGTAAGGTGTGTTAATGTACATAAAAATTTTATTATTTAAAAGTAAATATGTTTAAAATGTGAAAAAAACCCCGTCCAGTGAGCAATATCATATTTTTATATGAGATTTATTAGAATAAAAAGGGGGTGATTACCCCCCCTTCATTAATTCATAAGCCCTTGCTAATCTAGTCATTCCGATCCCCCCACCGAATCTTGGGAAGAAATTAAATTTTAAAAACTCTTCAAGTTCAGCTTCCACACGGTCTTTGCCGAATAATTCGAACAGTTTCCTAGCGTAACCGCCATCTTCGATGGCGTAGAACATCTCTTTCATCTTTTCCACGTCACAGCTTCTCTCTGCGGAGCCGATTGTTTCTTGTCCATACATAATTACATCCACTTTATTAAAGATACCATTCTGATCATGTTTCATATTCCAGAACGGGTTTGTTCTGATTGGGAAGTGTTGAAGTGAAACGATGTTTCCTTTCTCTTTCCACATTCTTGATTCGTGTTCATCTTCCAGAATTGGAACCCCACCGTATTCTTCACATACGTCTTCGTATTGTACTTCATGCATTGAATCACCGAATCCAAGATGAGCCAATAGGTCACCTTCCAATTTGATCAGGTCTTCCATTGTACCTTTTGATTCAAACTCGAACATTGGGAAGATTAATTCGTGTCTACCAGGGATTGGGTTCTTTTCTTCTCTGTAAGATGTTGAGATGCAGAATACACCTTCCCATTCAGGGTTCATTAATAGTTCATGCTCAAGCCACATTTGTCCAGTTTGTGGTAGTGGCCAGATTTCTCCGCTGTACTCAAACGTTTTAACTGAGTGTGGGTTTTCGCATGCGGCAAGGATTGATAATCTTGATTGTGTTGGTACTTCTTTAAATCCTCTTTGGATGAAGAAGCTTCTCATTTTTTGTACCAGCTCGTGGTAAGTTTCTGTGTTTTTCATTTCTTTTTTGTTTTTTTAGGGCAAAAAAAAACCTCTTCAAAAGGAAGAGGTTTTCATTCACATGATTATATTATTTTTATTTTGTTTTTTTCGATGCATCTGGAATAAATATGGGGAATTTATGTAAAGTTCATGGTATTTATATAAAAATACGAGATTATTATGAAAAAACCTATTTTAAATGAAGAAATTAAAAAGATGCGTAAAATAATGGGTCTTAATGAAAATATATTCAATACCGCTCAAATGGGTGGTGTTACCAATTCTAAAGGAACAGCTGGGTATATTGACAATACGAGTAAAATGGATAAAGAGTACGCTGATTCTATCAGATCTAATGACGATTCAAATGAAAGATATGAATTAGATGGTAAAGAAGTTGATATCGCTGATATGGGTCTTGATGGTAGAATGGATGGTAGTTGGGTTGCGAGTAATTTATTTTGGAAAGGTGAGGATATGGACTTATCTGATGAGGAGTGTGAAAGATTTTCAAAAAAATACCCAGAGTTAATCGAAAAAGCGCTTGAAAGTTACGAAGGCCCAGATGTTTATGAAGCTATTGACCCAGAAGAAAAAATGGTTTCTTTTGATGATTTAATATCACAAGAGGATCAAGCTATGATCGATGCTCATGATGAGGAAGAAGCTAACAAATACGCTTCAAAAAATTACGATGATGTCGAGTCTGGTGCAATCGATGAGGATTGGGGTGGTTCTGATCAAGGATACATGAATAAAACGATCCATGATAGCCTCAACCAACCAACAGAGTTTAGTTTTGGGATGTTTGATGATTTAAAAAGTGCTGCTGGGGAAGCTGTGGATGATTATTGGAGCGATTGGGAAGAATATAAAACTGATAGGGATAGTTTAGTTATGAAAGCTATGAGATTATATCTAAGAAGATATTTTCCAGAATGGTATGAAAATGTGTCAAAAATGTTCTCGTAAATGAAAAAAGAAATATTAACAGAAGAAATAGCTAAGATACGTTCAATGATGGGCTTGAATGAAGACCAATTGGATATGTTTGCTGGTACAGATGATGAAGCGCCTGCTGAGGATTCTCATATAGGTAAAAGGGTTATGGTATACTATAATCTCCATAAAAAAACATTCTCAATTCAATATAAAAGTTTAGTAATAGCACATGCTGATTATGTAAAACTTAAAAATGTTGAATTTAGAGTACGCCAAGGCGGTAAAGAAAAAGTTAGAGCTGAGATGTCAAAGAATGTGCACGCATTCGTTATTGGTGATTTAATTGATTTTAAACCATATCAATCAACAGACATTCCATCACCAAGTAGTTCAAAATCAATAACATACGATCCTTACAAATATGATACCTTTGTTTACAAAGATTCTGAGGAACCCGTTACAAATGCTCGTGAAGTTGAGATGATCAACAAACCTGGTGGTAAAATTTTTCAAATAAATGAAATAGTTTCATTAAACGAAGAGGGTATTTCATACGACCCATCAAAAATTGATGAATTCGTTGCTGAGGCAAAAAAAGATATCCAGATGGGCGTAGCATTGATCGAAAAATTTGGATCAGCTGTGGTTAATTCATCACTTGTTAGCATTTTTGAAAACTTGGAAAAGATGAAAGCCGCCCAAAAAAAAATGGATGAGAGTCAAAAATATCTTGAAAATAAATATAACAAGTTTTATAACATCGTTGAGATGTATGAAGTCGGTGAATATCCAGATAATGTTAGTGAGTTAGATGACCTGGCGAATCAATTGGATAATCACGCTATGACAATTTATCAGTTATCAGATACTTTTGAGGAGCTTATTAATATGACTGAAAAAATCAGTAGGTATAACGAAGAATTATTTAAAACTCAAACAATAAACTAAATTGAGTAATAAAGTTGTAGCATATAATAGTGGCACTGTAACAGCCTATGGTACTAAATACGGTAACAATGAAGTTGGTACGGTCGCTAATAACTATAGGGTGAACACTGGTGGTTTAACTTGGTATAATTCGCCTTCCTACAGCAACGACTATGTAATGATCTCTAATTCGTATGATCTTGGTTTTAGTACACAGGGTAATGCAAAACCTTTATTTTGGGTTGCGACATCTGACGCTGATTTTTTGGCGATAGTAAATAGGTTAAACGACAGACGTGGTATGACTTTATTAGATACAGTTGCAGCTGCTGTAACGTGGGTTAACGATAGTAATAAATATTATTTAATTAATCAACCAAGTAGCGTACCCTCTGCTCAATTTTATTATGATCCAGGTAATGTTTTATCATATACAGGTTCTGGAACAACTTTAAAGAACATAGGTTTAATTGGTGATATAACTGGTACACAAGGAACCTTAAGTGGTGTTGCTTATGACGGTGCGACAGCTGGTGGGGTTTTTAATTTTGATGGTGTGAGTGATACCATAACCTTTGGGCAATATGATTTTGGTAATAACATAACCGTAAATGCTTGGGTTTATCCAAGAACTGAGGCTAGTATTAATAACTTAATGTCCAATTGCGGTGCCAATACAGCCACAAATGGATTTAAAATGTCCTGGAATAACTGGACAACAACAAACTATACGATGAATTTTGAGGCTGGTAACGGTTCTGTTGGTAACACAACATCGACAGCTAGTAATACAGTTTCTGTAAACACATGGCAAATGTTAACGTTTGTTTTTAATAAAACAACACCATCTATAAAATTTTATAAAAATGGTACTGAAATCGCCACTGCCAGTGGTGGTTCGCCAGTTAGTAATATCGGTATGAACAACAGTAACTGGTGGATGGGTGCTATTGGTGGTAATTCTTATCAAATGAACGCCAATATGGGTATATTTAAAATATGGAAATCAAATATAACGGGTGCTGAAATATTAGCGGAATATAACGAAACAAAATCAAGATACGGTCTTTAACGATAAAAACAAAGAGTTTAATTAACATTAAACAATAATAAGATATTTATAGTAGAATTAAAAAAGAAATATAATTAAGATGATAAAAGATGTAGCTTATAATACGGGTGGTACCATATCGGGAACAACTCAGGTTAATGATATCGCAATTGCGACAGATAATAATCCAGACTATACGGAAGGTAGTTGGGTTGGTGGGGTTGATAGCAGTGATGGTTATGTTATTGTTAGTGACACAACAAGTGCTAATTTAGTTGGTAGAACAACTGGTGGCGGTACTGGTATCGCACAATCCAACACACCAACGTTTTGGAAATCGGATGGGTTAACTGACCAAGCTTTAATTGATTTGATTAATAAATTACCTGGTTCAGCTGGTAATTACTCAAATGTTACAGCCGCTAGAAATGCTTTAGCATCTTCTTCTTTTGCCATTGTAAATGATTATACTGGCGGTGGTGGATCACCTACAGGATATACAATAACAATAATGCAATCAGGTAATAATGTTGTTGTTAACGGTAGTGGTTCCCTTAATATTGATGGCTTAATATATGTGGGTCAATCTCAAGGTCCTGGTCAGGGTGGTCTTGGTGCTGGTTCGGCTACTTTCATAATTGGTGGTACCACTTATTTTGATCAGTATAGCGGGTCAACAATTAATACGCCAGCTAACTTTGGTTCGGGTGGTGCATCCGCTTCTTCAGGTACAGGTGGTCCTATCGGTGTTATTTTTGATGGTGCACCACCGTATTTAGTGGTTGTCCCAACAGGGTATACATCTGGTCAGTCTATTTCAGGTAGTATGACATTTAACAATACAACAATATCAGCTTTAAATCTAACAGAAGGTACATACAATTATACATGGGGGGCTGGTGCAAATGCGAGTGGAATAAGTATGACAATTGGTGGAACTAGCGGTACATCTGGTACTTCAGGAACTAGCGGATCTGGTGGCGGGGCTGGATGGTTATTCTATAGTGACGAAGGTAATATAAATGCACTTGCTCCAACAGCAGATGGTAATGCTATATTCCTAATAAACGGTTCACCTAAAGTTGAAACATATAACCCAAATAAAACAAATGGTGTCAACGAAATTTATTTCAACTTAAGTGATAGCGCTGGTACTGATTATACAACTCAATTTACCGCATTACAAACTAATGGCGGTACAATAACTATGACACAGGGTGTCAATATCGCAACATATACGAGTGTAATACCAGGTACGTTCTTTGTTGATGGTGCGTCTGGATTCTTCGTAATGCAAACGGGTCCTGCTACACAAACAGTAACAGCAGCTTCACCATTTGTTAGTGGTGTTCCAATAACACTTTCATTCTCATAAAAAAAGGAGCTTTTAAGCTCCTTTTTCATTTTCTTTAATTATCAACTCCCCCAGGACTTCCATTTTCCCGAGTAGCTCTTGAAAATCTATTTGTTCAATACCCATATCACTTTTTGTGGATGTGTATAGTTTTTCTAACAAATCTTTGTATTCTTTTTTAGCGTCTTCCATATCCAACTCACCTTTGGAAGCTTTTTCGTAATATTCTAATTTCACTTCGAAATGGTGATAGGTTAATAACGCAGCACCACCTTTTTCTTTGGCGTTACTAGCAATTGTTTCAGCACCACCCAATCTTGTCTCAGCGAATGATTCAAGTTTTGTTGAGTCATCTTCGGCTAATTCAATAGGATTAGCTCTACCATGTGTTGTTCTTACACTAGACGGTGCAACACCGATAGGGTTAGCTGGTCCGCTTCTAGCAACACCGCTATCCCATTTACGTTTAGTTTTACCAGTAGGGTTTTGTGATTGTGGTGTTGACCCATCTTCATTTAAACCCATCATGGATTTTATACGTGATATTTGTTCGTTAATGTTTTGCATGTGTTATAGGAAAAATCTTTCGTAAGTTGCTTTATATAAATATTGTATTTCATTATTTAATGATAATGTGTCATCACCATAAAATCTAATCATAGCTATTTCATGTGTTGAACCAAATGTTGGCATTGAACTGTCTATGGTTGTACCATTTGCCGTGTAACAACCAATTGTTGCTGTTTCTTGATGTGTACCAACAATAGCGTTACCAACAATAGGTATACCATTTAACGTGAATTCAGCACCGTTAACCCAACATCTTATCCCAATACCAGCGCCAACTTGTTCATAAGAAACAAAAATATGATTCCACACACCAGCATTAAGAATATTACTAATTGAAACTTGAACTTGACTACCGTTTGAGTATGCGTAAACAGTACCATTGTTTATAGTAACACCGCAAGCGATTTGACCACTAGACCAACCTCTTATAAATGCTGGAATTGAAACACCAGCTGTGTTGTCAGCGTTTTTAATCCAAAACTCTATACCCATTGTGCTACTTGTTGATGTTATAGGTGCGACAGTATTAAAATAATTAATACCAATCAATGGTTTTGTGTTAAGGCCTGTAAAAGCGCCTGTTGTGTTAAAGTTAACATTAGGTACGCCAGCTGGACATATAAAAAGAGTGGAGTCGTTGTGGTATGATATATCGTAAAAAGCATTTGACGATCTATCCCAACAATCTATAAAGTATGGGTCTATAACTAATGATGGATTTAAATACGTACCATCCCCATAACCAGAAGGGAATGGAAAACCTGGATGTAATAAATTATGGTATGTCAAATAACCATTACCTGGTCCATGTAACTCGTTTAATAAATTTAAATAAGAATTGTACGTACTTCCAGTTAAAGAAACAGTTGGGAATAATCTTATTAACATATCCCTTAAATCGTTTTGGGTATCAGCAACATAAAATTTAGGATGTCTGTCAACATCTGTTGTTGATGTCATTGTAACGACATATTTGTTAGACCCATCAACAGATGGGTGAATGGTATCTCCAACATAACCAACTGGGTAAGCAAACCCTGGGGGGTCTGGGAATATGTCTGCTATTGGTAAATTCTTTTCACTAAATAAGATCATAGCGGTATCACCGTTATTACCCCTTTGTTTATATATTATATAGCTCGGGTACCCGTTTTCGTAATATTGGTTTAGATCCTGATTATAATTGTCATTTACAACGTAATATCTTTTTGATGTGCCTGCCATTGTTGTTTTATTTAATTGTTGTTTTTATTTTCTTCTTCGTGTTTATAATTAAAATAAGTACTTTCTATATCAAAAAATTTATCGTCATCGCTTAAAGCCCTATAACTTGTATAACTTATTAGTAAAACAAACTCAAAAAATAAGGTGTAAATTACTGGGTGCCAATCTAACGGATTTACTTTACCGATAGTAAGGGCTAAAATACCGTATACAAAGCCGCATTGGAATATCATCAAAACCAAAAAGGGTATTATGTATAAACGGATAAACTCTTTCATTTTAGTTAATATAATTCGTTAGCTCATACCTACCAGATTCCATTCTATATAAAGATATCTGTAACATTTTTTTAACTGGCATACCATCCTTCATTAATTCAACGCTGTAACTAACGGTTTGACCATAAGCAACATGTTGTGGTGTTATACTTTCAAAGTTAGCAACATAGCCTTTTTGAGCTGCGTATTCTTTAGCCGATTCTAAAGCACCAGCTTGTGTTTCAAAATACGTTTCTTGTTGAAATTTTTTACCCTCACCCATTTCTTCATTTTCATAAACTGGACCTTCTGCACCACCTCTTGTTTCCATGAAAGATTTTTCTTCTTCTCTGATACTTAAATCATCTAAAGCGTCTTTGGTACCCTCAAAACCTGGAATTTCATCTGTATTTTCTTCTGGTTCTCCGAACATATCATCACAAAGTGATTGGGCGACTGATTTGAAATCAATATCATTTTTACCACTACCCATATTCCAAATATGTTCTAACGCATTTGCAAGATAATCAACCCTATTATCAGAATCAACTCTAGCGTCTTCTTCCATAGCAAGATCCCATCCACCAATTGCAGACTCTTCATTCTTTTCAAAAGTTTCTGGATCTCTATCCTGACTATTAGCAGTTGCGTAATAAATTTTTTCACCTTTTTTGTCTCCGTATTGGTCTTTGAATTTATTAAGGACTTCCGTATTTTCATCAGTCTCTTCTTCTCTCATTGAACCAACTATGTCTGAAGGAGAAAGTTCTTTTATGGCATCTTTACCATAATTAATTTCATAGTCATCATCTTCTGGTGACATATTTGTAACCTTACCACTTGGGCTAGTATGCTTAACACCCATCATTTCTTGCATTCTGGTAAGTTCTTCGTTTAAGGTAATTTTTTTCATAAAAGCTTTTATTATAAATACTTTTATAAACGAAAAAAAGACAGTACTGGTAATTAAAATATTGAGTCGTCCTAGCTGGACTCGAACCAGCGGCCTTCTGCGTATCAGGCAGACGCTCTAACCAACTGAGCTACAGGACGATAAATTAGATTTTGCTCAATAAACTTGTTTGGTTTATCGTTACAAAAACAGGTTTATTGTACCTTCAGAGAGACTCGAACTCCCAACCTTTTCGTTCGTAGCGAAACGCTCTAATCCATTGAGCTATGAAGGCAAATAATAGGTCATTGTTACAATATCTTTCACCCACTTTCTTGGCAGGGTCTCCATCATGGGTTCCGTTAACTGATATCTATTTTATAACCCCTGACGGAACAAACGGGGTAACCTATTTTGGGTGACTGGTGGGTTTCGATCCCACTACCTCTTGAATCACAATCAAGTGCTCTCCCGATTGAGCTACAGACACCATGTATGGTAGCGAGAGGGAATTTCGAAATCCCGACCTTTCGGATATGAGCCGAATGCTCTTCCTCTGAGCTATCTCGCCATTTGGTTGTCCCTTCAGGACTCGAACCTGAATTCTCTGGCTCAAAACCAGATGTGCTGCCATTACACCAAAGGACAATATAGTGGAGCTAATGGGACTCGAACCCACATCCTCTTCCTTGCAAGGGAAGCGCTCAGCCAATTGAGCTATAACCCCATTAATTTTGTCGAAGGTTTATCTGTCTTAGACAATGGTCTAACAGATATTGTTCAACATTTGGTATTTTCCTTAAGAAGTCATACTCATATGAGTAACAGAGTATTTCTTCTCTTGGTGATTCTTGAACACCCCTATATCTAAGATAAAGGTGTAAAGATTCGTGCACAATAACAGCCGCTAGATTGTTTAAGGATTTAGCCCTAGCATCTGTCGATGATATTATTATACTTCCTTTTGTATCTTTAGAACCCTCGTTTGTTGAGTAGTTCCCAGACCAAAAAGTTATTTTATTACAAACTCGTAATACGAGTTTATATGCGGTGGTATCTGTTTGCTTAATAATCACCAAAGCGCTATCAGCTCTTAGATCCCAACCATCCCCAGCTTTATCTATCACAATTTGTGATTTACAAATCGTTGTGGATAAAACCATTACGATCATTAATATTAGTTTCCTCATATTAATAAATAGTGCCAGCAGGTGGACTCGAACCACCGAACTCGAATGAGAGCGGGTTTACAATCCGCTGCAATTGCCGCTATGCGATACTGGCAAGTTAGGAAAGAGGAAGATGGTTCAGTGGACATCCTCTTTTACGATCGGCATTACTTAGGTGAATACCTGCAAACTCCGATCACACCAGTCAGTATTCACTCTCGAACTATTGATGTGATCATTCCCCGATCAACCTTTGTACACCCTATAGGACTCGAACCTATGACATCTGCCATGTAAGGGCAGCGCTCTACCAACTGAGCTAAAGGTGCATGTGTACCCCTGGCAGGACTCGAACCTGCAATGCTTTCGCTCTGGTTTCTAAGACCAGCGGCTATACCATTCGCCTACAAGGGCATTTAGCACGGATACAAGGATTCGAACCCTGAACTGTGGTTTTGGAGACCATTATGATACCATTTCACCATATCCGTGTATATTTGAGTATAAGGTTGGAATCGAACCAACACCGTTGGTTTTGCAGACCAACCGACCACCACGATCAACTTATACGTTTGTGTCCCCGACAGGACTCGAACCTGTGACTCCCTCATTAAAAGTGAGGTGCTCTAACCAACTGAGCTACGAAGACATTGTGTCAGGATAGCTGGATTCGAACCAGCGATCCCCTGCGTCCAAGGCAGGTAGGGACGACCTGACTCCCCCATATCCTGAATTAAGTAGCGTAGACAGGACTCGAACCTGCACTATGTCCTCATCCCAAATGAGGCGGCCTACCAATTGGCCAACTACACTATTTTTAAAATTACCAATACGTCAAAGAACTACAAAAAAAAACCCTGAACTTGTAGGTTCAGGGCTTTGTGTTTTCTTAGTTTTAGTTTTATTTCTATAACATCATGAAAATACTTGGTCTGAACCTGATACGGCACGAGGATACCACTGGCACACTGCCATCGGTTTAATCACTGCGATATGAAGGTTCATATTTTTCATTTTTATGTTATTGTTATAATTAGTACAAAATTAAGCAAAGTTTCTGAAAAAAACAAGTTTTTTCAAAAAAATTTTATTTTTTTTATTTTTTGGTGGCCCTAACGGGGTTCGAACCCGTGACTGTGAGATTTAGAGTCTCCTATGTTGCCGCTACACCATAGAGCCATTTTAGAGGTTGGAGATGGATTCAAACCACCGTAAAAAATCTTGCGGATTTTTACCTATTCTCTCGGTCATCCAACCATTTGCTACGTTAACCATTATCCTCTACGTAGCCTTGAGGTTCCAACCTTATGTTGGTGCGCTGTTGTGGTGGGATTCGAACCCACATGGATTTAAAGACCTAATCTCCTACTACTCGTGTCTGTAGTATGTCCGCCAGTTTCCCCCATTCTACACTCTTTTGGGTACTGACCAGCACGTATACCAATTTCGTCACACAACATCCATTGAGTCTTTAACTCAACTGGACTACAAAACTAGGACAAATTTATTTACTATCCAAATTTTCTTTAAGATTTTTTTCATAATCCTCTTTTTTTGTCTTCTTTTTTGGAGTATAACCTCTCTTAACTCGTTCTTTTTCAACTCTTTTCTTAAGATTTCTATCCTGAAAATAATTTCTCAGTTCTTGAGAAGTTTCTTCATAGATGGTTTTGATCTCATCAAAAAGTTTAATTTTATCCTCATCAGTCAATTTGGTTTTTACTCTTTTACAATCATACCATTCTCTTGAATAGCGTTTGTGTTCGATGCATTCACCTAGTATTTTGTGAAGTTTATTTGAGAAAGCTGATTTAATCATCATTGTTGGGTTGTGTTTTGTGTTTTTCATTTTTAATAAATTTTAGCGTTAATTATGTTATTTTGTTCCTCAATCATCAAGTTGGCCTTGAATTTTATACTCCCTTTAGTATGAGGGTTATCAGGAGTTTCCTTTGTTGAGAACCCCACACCAGGGGATACATCAATATGGTTAACATAATAGGTGTCGCCACGACACTTCACAACCCACATGGGGATTGTTGGGGTTTCGAGATGTTTCTTATTAAAGTGAAACACGATCTCTTCTGGTTTTTTTGTAATCTACTTCATAATCGTTGATTTATTGTTTATTATAAGATTTTAATGCCAATGGTATAGACGAAGTTAATTTACTCGCCTTTTCACTTCCTTGAAAAGCAATAGCTGTCATCTCGTTACCAAGATCTGGTTCGAGAAAATAAGATATGGGTATGTCATGCATACACATCTTTTCCAGTAAAGTTTTTAATTGATTTTCGTTTTCAACGGACAAACAGATAAGATAGTTATTGTTCCATTGATTAGCTTGATCAGGATAGTCAAGCATGAATTGCGCTAAAGCGTGACTCGCTTGAGCAATTTGGTAACCTGGTGCTAAGTCCTTTCTGGTTACGATGATTAATTTGTTAATCTAGTAGTTTTTCATATCTTTTATAAATATGCTACAATATTAGTAAAGTTTTTTGGAAAAAACAAGTTTTTTTAAAAATTATTTTTAATAATCATCAAAATCATCATCTTGATCATTTTTTTCGTTACTATAATAACCCTCTTCAACATCAGTCATTATAGTCTCTATCTCATATAAAACATCATCTATTCTACCAAAAATGTTTTCAGAAACATCATCTTTAAAATTTTCGTTATCAATTTCTTCCAGCTTATCTTGTTGTTCATCAGCTAATGTTGTTAACTGATTTTTTAAATCTTTCAAGTATTCAAAAGTAATTTTATTCATAATCTTTTTTAAACAATAAATATTAGGGTTTCGGGTAAAAGTTAGGGCCGTTTTAATACTTTTTTTTTTAAAGTAAATGGTTTTTTTATGATTTTTATCTATTTATTAATATCAAAACAAAACAACATGAAAAATTTATTTTTAACGCTAGTGCTGGCGTTATTAGCCATTACGGGCTATGCACAAACAACTGCACCATCGAGTGGTAATTGGGTTATCGTTGACTCTTCTTACAATGTTGGTCCGCAGTCACAAGGTTTCACTTTAGCTAACCTTTACTATGACAACACAACAACGACTAAAATCGCTGGTTTACAGTTCCGTGTGTTCTACGACAAAGTGGCTTTTGGTGGTGCAAAACCAATCGTATCTTTATTGTACAGTACTTCTGATCAGTATATGCAATATGTTGCGGATTCGGTAAATGGTAACATCACCGTTACGTTAGCTTATACAGGTACGAACAACTCTTTTACATACGCTAACGGTGCGGCATTTCAGATCAAATTCTTTCACCAAGCTGCAACCGCTTTCCAAGCTTTAACTAGTATTGATAGTTTAAAGGTGACTGGTACTTTAACGTTTCCCTCATATGCGTCAACAATAGCTGGTATTGATACAACCTTATCTTTACACAGTTATGGTGGTGAGTTCAAAATGAATAGATTAAAATACCATGGTAGATTTACAAACGTAACTGGTTCTGGCTCTAAAAATATCACAATTGCTTTAGAAAAAAGACCTAAAACATCAACGGGTGCCTGGACTCAGGTTAAACTTGATACAACTGACATTACTGGTTATTTTGCCTTCGATGAAATCTTAGATACAACTTATTGGGATGCTCACTTATACGTTAAAGGTGATACAATGGCTGTGGGTAACACAGTATCTGTTGCCGATGCACAAAAGGTTAATAAATTTGTTATAGGTGAAGAAACCCCAGCTGGATTTGATTTCTACGCTTCTGACGTGAACGGTTCTTACGGTATTACAATCGCTGACGTATCGGCTATCTATGGTCGTTTAGCGGGTAGATTCTCAGTGTGGCCAAACTCTGTTCAGGATGTTAGATTCTTTACAGTTTCACAATATAATACCATTAACGGGTCTTCAACTAACTACACATCAACTATTGCTGGTGTAACTAACTTAACATTTGATATTGTCGCTGGTCAGCCAGACTCAGTAACATTCTATGTATTAGGTGGCGGTGATGCAAACGGTACTGGTTTCCATATGGCTCGTACAATTCCTATTGAGATCTTAAACCCTAGTAAGACACCTCAATACATTATCGATGAAACTGTTGAGTACGATTTTCCAACCGCTACAATCGAAATTAATTTACCTAAAATCGAAATTACTGAAGGTAGTTTATTAAACGTACCAATGAAAGTTTTAACACAAGGCGACCAAGTTGGTTCAATTCAATTAGCTTTAGCCTATGATAACTCTTTATTAGAGTTTAAAGGTATTAAAACAGAGGAAAAATTTATGAATTGGATGTCATTTTTAAATCCAAATAATGGTATCGTTGAGTGGGCTGGCGCTGATATGAGTAGAAACGAATATTTGGCTAATGATGGGGATATTGTTTTAACGTTACAATTTACAGCCTTATCACCACAAAGTACTTGGAATAATAGCCCTTTATATGTTATAAGAAAATATGCTGGTGATGCAAACGCAACTGATTTGAGAATTACACCAACAAATGGTGTTGTTAAAATATTCAGAATTAATGGCGGTGCTGTAACAACAAAAGATTGTGAAATAATTGTGTCACCTAATCCAACAGAAGGTTTAGCTCTTGTTAGTTTTAGTGTACCAGAAGATGGTGAAATAAACGTTGGGTTTTACGATGCGAGCGGCAAATTAGTACACACAGTTTTTAGTGGTAAAATGTATAAAGGTAAATATCTTTATCCAGTTGATTTAACTAATGTTATACCTGGTACATACTACGGTATTTTAAGAACACAAAATGATATTAAAACAAATAAAACAATAAAACTAAACTAAAATTTAAAACAATGTCAGAGGAAACAAATGTACCTGAATCAGACGGAACATGGTCAGGTTTAAAGAAAACGATCATCGGGGTTATCACAACAGCTATAATGGCTGGTGGGACCTATTTCACAACCACATTATTTGGTGGTGGTGAGGAAGAAACAAAAACGGAACAAGCGGCTCCAGCTGCACAACCCGCAATCAATATAAGTGTTGATAACTCTTCTAAAAATAATGCTGGTGGCGGTACCAATACTATTATTAAGGAAAAAACAACTGTTGTTGAAAAAGCCGCACCCGTTAAAGAAGAAAAACCAGCTAAAAAATCAGAAACTGAAGATAGTCCTTGGTAATGAAAAAAGAGATAAAAATAAAAAAAGAAAAGAAAACTAATATGAAAATTAAAGAAACATTAAAAAGTTTTACTAGCGCACCTGCGCCTGTACAAGTTGAGGATAAAAACAGATTCTATTACATGTTACAACAAATGCAAGCTAATAGATGGAGAATAACTGGAATTGTATTATTCTTATTCTTTTTCATCGTAGCTGGTATTAATTCAGCTGTTTTCTTCGGTGTATCAATTGGTGAAGATTGGAAAGAAATGTTATTAATCTTATTAGGTGCTTTCGTTGGTAACTTAAATAAGGTTGTTGACTACTGGTTCAACTCAGAAGATAGAGACAAAATGTTGATCCAAAAAGTTGACGAGGAAGATGGTGTTTCTTTATCAAACACAACAGAAGTTTAATATGAAAAAATTATTATTCATTATATTGCCAATAATATTCTGTGCTTGTAAAACCCAAGCACAGACTATTGGTAGTGTTAAAACCGAAGAATATAAGGCTAGTTTTGAGCAAACTCAATCTATTGATGTTGTCTCAAATTATACCGACACGATCAAATACCCCATCCAGTTATTAAAAATAGGGTTCACGGAAGAACTTTATGAGATGTACCCTGAATTAAAAGATAAAAGAGTTGGTTTAGGTGTAACCAATATTGTAATCGAATTTCTGGAAATGACTAACAGATTTGTCTTTACTGAAGATAAATTAGAAATTAAAGAAAGAATGGTTAACCAATTTAAAGCATCTGATAAGGGGTTTACTGAAAACAAAGTTGATGGTAGGGGTAAAGTTAAATTAGCGAAGTATTTTGTTTACATTGAAGTTTACGACTTTAGTGTGTCTGAAGATGAGGTTGTTAAAGTTAATGGTAAGGCTACCGCAACACAAACAACCAGATTGGGTATGCAAGTTAAATTTGTTGATGCCGAAACTGGTGAAGTTATAGTTGGTTCTGGTTTGGGTGAAGCTAAAACAGTTAAAATGTCAACAATTCTAGATGATGTGGATGAAATCAAATTTAATCAATCAACAATAGGAACATCAACTAAAAAGGCTTTAGAAACTGCATCTTCTAGAGTTGTTGTAAAATTAATTAAAAAAGGTTTATTCAAGAACTAAAACGTGCGTGAGAATAAAATTGATTATAGTTATTTTTGTGTCTTTGCTATGCAACATAGCGAGTGCTCAATCATTTAATTATTCTTACACCGACCCTTGCAATGGCAAGGTATATAATATATCAATTCCTTACGGGCAAAATCAAATAGCTGTAACGTACTACGGTCAAGTGGGTACCTTTACAGCTAATGATTTTAATAACGGTGTCTTTGACAACTGGGCGGCTGGTGTTTTCAATCAGTTCCAAAACGCTTCACCATGCGGGAGTATAGGTACCGCTGTTACTGTATCGCAAACCCAGAGCACAGCTTTAAATGTGGTTAGTATATTTGGTGCTTTATCGGCTATTAGTGATATGGCATCTAGTGGTACGGGTAACATAATGGCAGCAGCTGGATCGGTTACTAGTGTTGGTGGAAACGGTGATGGTGGTAAAGATAATAAGGATAATAAAAACTCTTCTAGTGGGGGAAACCAATCTGGTGGGGGGTCACAAGGACAAACACAATCTAATGGAAATAATTCAAGTGGATCTAGTTCATCTGGTACTACTACTGGAAATAATAATGGTGGTGGTAGTTCTGAAACTACCACAGGTACAAGCACAAGTGGTGGAAACACTACAGGGTCTGGTGAAACAGGTGGAACGGGTAACACCAACACTGGTGGTGGTTCTACTGGTGGTTCAGGTGGTACCACCACAAGCTCTACAGGGTCTGGTGGATCTGGTGGTAATGGTTCAACAGGCAATCAAACACAAACCACCGAAGAAAAAAAATCAGATGCTGTAGGTGGTACAACAAACGCTGTAAAAAGTGGTAGTAGTAGCGGTAACGGTAAGGGGTCAGCCACAAGTAAAAACGGTGGTAGACCATCAATACTTATGAGTAGTGACTTAGTAGGTTTTCAATTTAATGAGGGTGAGGTTAGTAAAGGTTCAAGGGTCAATGCTGGTTATTCATCTGTAAGATATGATGGTCTAAGATCACACGGTATTATGCTCGATTATACATCTTCAATACAAGGCGGTAACATCACTGGTTATTACGCCTGGATAAATCGTAAAGCCATTACATTACTTTCTAATACAATTACAATTGGTTTTGCTGGTAGTGGGTCTATGTATAACACCATCGCTTTTGGCCAGATGAGGAGTATTAAAAAGTTTAAAGCTGTTTACATGGTTACAGCTTCGGGTGGCCAAATTTATAAAGAACCTTATTATGGTTCGGCTGCAATTGTTGGTGGTAATAGGGATTTTAAAGTAGGGAAGCGCCTTGATATTAAAACAATGGCTCTATTTGTTTACGCACCATTTGTTAGATATTACGATGATGCTGTTTTAAAATCACCATTTGTTGTTTTACCGATTGTTGGTATGAACTTAGGTGTGACAAAAACATTTAAATTAAATTTTAATTTTGGTGGTGCTTATTCTCTCGGGGATAACGTATTAAATTATACAGTAATGATGGGTACAAGATTAGCGTTATGATGAAAAGGTTTTTTTTATTCTTGGTTATGTTTATTTGTTGTACGAGCATTGTTAACGCTCAAGCAACTAGCATAACTGTTGGCGGTACCGCTTCGAGCCTATCCGTTTCATATAACACAGCCACTGTGGTTGACGCTAATTTAACAATAACCGCTAATGGGAACATAACTGGTTTCAGGGTACAAATATCGCAAACATATACATCTGGGGATGTATTAACTTACACAGGTACTTTACCGACTGGTGTAACAGCAAGTTGGAACTCAACGACAGGTATATTAAGTTTTAACGGTACGACAACAGCCGCTAACTGGCAAACTCTTTTAAGAACTGTGACGTTTAAATCAACAACAACAACTTGTTACGCAAACCTAAGAAGAATAACATTTGTCGCTGGTACGGTTTTTTACAACCCGTTAACAGAACATTTTTATGAATATGTAGCGTCATCTGGATCTTGGACAAGTGCTAAAAGTTCAGCTGAAAATCGCTCTTATTTTGGTAGGGTTGGTTATCTAGCCACAATGCTATCTGAAGCTGAGAATAATTTTATCTGGAAATTAATGTCTTCAGATGGTTGGTTTGGCGGTTCAGATGAGGTTGGTCAGGTAAATGCGGCAAAAGGTACAACAGCTTTTGCATCACAAGCAGCAGTGGAACAAAAATGGCACTGGGTTACTGGCCCCGAGAAGGGAACGCAATTTTCTAACGGTAGTACAGCGGTTACAGGTCAATACGCAAAATGGGCTGGTGGGGAACCAAACAACGCTGGTGGGGAACATTACGCACAATTTTATTCAGCAAATAGTGGTTCATGGAATGACTTACCAAATACAAATTTACCTGGTTATATTTGTGAATATGGCGATATGCCTGGTGATCTAACATCAAGTGTAACAATATTCACAAGACAAATAAATGTGGGCAACGGTTCCACTGGTACTATTAGTGGCGGAGATATAAACGTTTGTTCTGGTTCAAATAGTACGGTGTTAACTTTGAGTGGTATGACTGGTAGTGTTGTTAGGTGGGAATCATCCTTTGATAACTTTTTTACCGCTGGTACAACTATATCCAGCACATCAACCAGTATAACAATATCAAATATAACAAAGACAACTTATTACAGGGCAATCGTTAATTCAAGTAGCCCAGTTACTTGTTCATCGCTATCCTCTTCTAGTGTGTTTTTATCGGTAAAACCAACTAATTCTGGTACCGTATTCGCTGCAAACAATACCATATGCGCTGGTGGTGTTGTTGAGTTAACGCTATCTGGTCAACAGGGTAACATTAATAAATGGCAAAAATCTACGGATAATATTAATTGGACTAACATAACCAATACAACTACAGCTTTAACGGAAACAATATCATCCGCTGGAACATATTACTACAGAGTAGAGGTTCAGACACCTAATTGTGGTAGTGCGGTTTATTCAACTAGTAAAACCATCAGTGTTATAACAGGTACCCCACCAACAGGCGGTTCCGTATCATCAGCCGTACATACCAGCACAACTAATTCTGGTACACTAACTTTAAGTGGCTATACTGGTACAATAGTAAAATGGCAAAGATCGGTTAATAACGGAGTTACATGGACGGATATTGCAAATACTGCGGCAACCTATACATACAGTAATCAGACTGACGCAACTTTATTCAGGGCCCAGTTACAAAGTGGGACTTGTGGTTATACATACTCAAACAATGGTATTATAATCGTAAACCCATTTGCTTATTCGGGATATGTGTATAACACTGAAAATATTGGGGTATCTGGTATATCTGTAAAACTATACTATAAGATTAAAACTCAAACAAACTACACATTATATGGGACGTATACAACAGATGCTAATGGAAAATACACAATAACAACAAATGAAAGCGTTAATTTAAATGATTTTAGGTTGATTGCTGGTGAGAGTATCACCGTTTTACTACCCAGTATTACTGATGCTCAGTTTTTTAACCAAAAGTTATTAACCCAATCTTTTAATGCGAGAGATTATTACAGAATGGATGTAAATGGAAACGATATGTTAACAATAACAGATGTTGTTCTGGTGTTTCAAAGAAATAATAATATATTACCAAGCTGGTTAAATTTAACCCCTAATTATAGGTTATTTACATCAGCACAGTGGTCAGTGATTAACGGATCTAATAATAATTTAAAAACAACCTATACTGGGGCTCAGTCACTTATGGTTGATAATTTAACCCATAACGGGACTTCAATTATGAAACAGTTTATTTTAGCGCTCATATTTGTACTAATAGTACCAGTATCAGCTTTTTCTCAAACTTGTGTTAAGGTAGATTCAGTTTACAGCACAATGAAAATAAAAGAGTTTAAAGATAGGAATATCTTATTCGGGGTTAAACAAATAACCGAAGAGGTGTTATCCGAAAAGTATTCATTATGTGAACAAAACGCTATACCAGTTATGGTTGAGATTACTAGAGTTGGTACACCGTCAACAACTTTCAGAATCGCTGGTGTTGGTGCCGCTACAGAAACAACTCAAATATTATTGAAACTTCATTTTGGTGAAACGGTTGTTGATGGTATTGGCGAGTCAGCTACAACAGCTAGCTACGCTTTTATTGAACTAAAAGAAGGTAAAGTGCCATTTAGCAAATCATCAATAGGTATTGCTATGAAAAAAGGTATAATTGATGCAGTTAGTAAACTATAATATGAAGTATTTTATAACAGTATTATTAGTATGTTTTTTTGGTCATTTAGAGGCCCAAATAAAGAGTTTCGACCTAGGTGGGGTGTTACTTACTGGAAACAATAAAAATGTTCAGATAACGTCTAAAATGAGTTATGAACTTAATAATAAAAAAAAGGACATTGGGGTTAGTTTAAACCCATATTATTTTTTATTTTATGGGCAAAAGAATAACGAATTTATTAAACAGTCTGAGGATGCTAGGTTAAATATATTTTCCTGGAAAGAAGTTAAAAACAATTACAGTGTGATACTATTTTCAACTGTTGAGCATTCTTTAGTTAAAAATTTAGATTTAAGTGTTTCTGGTGGTATGGGTCTTAAAAAATCTTTTAAGACTAATAAATTAGGTGGCAGTGTTTCACTTGCATATGTGTATGACAGATCAGAAATATCAAAACTCTGGTTTGGTAGTAAAAGAGTTTCTTATAGACATACGTTTAAATATAAAGTGACTGATTACACCGTTGAGCATAATTTATTATTACAACCAGCTGTTGTATCGACTAATGATTTAATATGGGTAAGAAACACTGTCGGTAATTACAATCTATCGATAACAAAGGCGATTAAAAAAACAACGTCTATTGGTTTTGTTTATGAGGGTTATTTATCGACAATTAGTTCAGAATTAAATAAAAATGTAAAGCCGTTAGATCAGCGATTTAGTCTCATATTCAAGTATTCGATCCCTAATTAAATCAAATTTTTTTTCCTCATATAAATCAAATATCTCTTTTGAGAAATTATCATTAAATATAAATGCGTCAATTTTATTAGTAAAGAGGTCTTCTAACCTATCTTTATATATTAAAATTTTACGACTGTCAACATATCTTTTGTTAAAACTCATAGTACAATAATAAAAAAGGCCTGGTAAAAACCAAGCCTTTATTTTTTGTTTAATTTTAATTAGACAGCAACACCATCTAAGAATAAAGTACCTAAAGTAGCAATAGCCGCTTTAGCTTCAGTTAATGTTTCAACTGAACTTCCATTAGCTGTTGAACCGATGGCGATAACACCTTCATCATCAGCAGCACCAAAGAAATGAATTTCGTTGGATTGTACAATAGCAGCTACATAACCAGATGCGGGTACCAATAAAGCACCATCTTCGTACTCACATTCTACAGCCTTTCCATTTAAATTTTTTACAAATGCCATTTTAATTGTTTTTTAGTTTTATGTTTATTTTATTATATTAATATCTTGGTGGATAAATACCTTGCACGCAAATCATATAATGCATACCCTCAGGTGCTTTATCTTTTAAATCTGGTATCTCAAATGTTGTGATACCATCACCACCGTATATAGTACCGATTATACTAAAAAGCGCCTCGTTACCATTAATTGGTAATTTTCTACCATCGCAAAACATAAAGCCGTTAACTTCGTAAGTACCAGCAAATAGTTTTACCATTCCCATAATTTCGTCCATAATTTTTTTTATTAGTTTTTTATTTATTTTAGTAAATTGTAATATTCTTTAAAATGTTTGATTCTATCAGCTAAACCGATTGTACCACCATTAACTCTTTTTGTAACAGCTGTTACCGTTGCATCATCAGCACCCTTGTCACATATAGACCAAAGTTTATTTGAATCAAAGAAAAATGCCGCTGACATTAAAGGATATTTTGTTGCAACAAGATCTGGCGTTTCAATTATATTCTCCTCAACCATTTTGTCAAACGCTGTGTAGTTTGATTTACCAGTTAATTGAATGTATCCACGGCCTCTGAATTTAAAACCTTCACCAGAAGCTTCATCACCATTACCCATACGAGATGAATATACACGGTTAGCAATTTTTTCTGGCTGACGAGAATAAGACTCATTTAAATTACCAGGAAAATATTTAGGGAATATTTTTTTAAGACCATCAGCGCTGTAATTTAAGTTTTCGCTAACAGCTTTAAAACCACCAGATTCATGACCACACTGTGCCAAGAAATGTGCTAATCTTAATACGTTTGTAATGTTGAATTTAGCTGCTGTGTCAGGGATCTGAGCAATAACCGCATCAGGGATATGACCTTTTAATGCTTCTAATTTGAAGCTAGATGGTGGGATAGCTACTGGAGCGGCAGCTGGTTTAGCTGGGGCAGCGCCCTCATTTAAACCCATTTTTGCCCAAGTCGCATCACCAACAATACCATCAGCTGTTAAACCATTGGCAGCTTGCCATTCTTTAACTAATTTTTCTGTACCTGGACCGAAAGCGCCATCAGCTGTCGTACCCAGTTTCGCTTGGAGTTTTTTTACATCATCTCCTTTTGAACCTACTTTTAATAACATAATTCTTTTTTTGATTTTTTATTTTATTATACTAACAGTAAATACTTTCAAAAAATCCTTAAGACTCATTTTTTTAATTTCAGCAAAAAATTTTGCGGCCTCTAACCTTGAAGCGTGTTTGTTAGTTCTGCCGATTGGCTCTTTTGTTTTGTCGAATCTATTGTAAAAAATAATCATATGTTTGTTTTTAATAAATATTTAAGATTATAGGATAATTTTCATTTTTATCAATATATTTATTGAAAAAACTAAACAACTACTAAAACAAACTAACTATGGCAGCACCAGGTAAAAAGAAAACTTCCTCATCAGGTATTAAGGAGTTTAGACGTAAAATCAAAAAGAATAGAAAGGGTATCCATTCTAAGAATAAAACAAGTAAGGGTAAACAGAGTAAAAACTACAAGAAACCATATAGAGGACAGGGTAGAAGATAACTTTAGAAAAAAAATCAAATTCAGGTAAAGGGTTAATTATGAGTTAATTATGATTACCCTTGAACCAATACTTATGGTAACGTAAAGTCAAAAATTTAAACAACCTCTATAAAAAAGCCACCGTAATAGGTGGCTTTTTATATTTTACAAATCATCGTAAATCATGAAGTATAATTCTTCTTTTGGTCTGGTAACCGCAACATAATGTATGTTTCTACCTTCTTCATCAATATCACCATCGTCTGTTATAAATGAATATTCTGCCAAACTATGTGTTAAACTACCATGTTTTATTAACATATCTGGATCGGCTGAATTAATAACAACACATCTTGGGAATTCCCTACCTTTACTTTTATGTATTGATGTTACAAATACATCGGAGTCGATATTAGATTCAATAAAATCTATGAAGTCTTGGTTATTTAAGAAGTAGGGTAATACATCATTTAATTTCTTTTTAAGGCTATCTGTTATGTTTGATTTTTTAATGTTATCAAGATCCGTTTTTGTTATGTAGTTAAAATAACGCATTGGGACTTTTTTCTTAAGAGCTTGCTTTTCAATCTCTTTGATAATATTGTTTGTTCTAACAAGAACGGTTAACGGTTTACCGTCTAACATCATCTCAAATAATCTCTTTTTTGTTATGAATTTTTCATCAACAAAACCCTCATGTTCCGATTCAGGTATAGCCATTAACGAGCTAAATTTGTTTGCGTTCTCAACAATTTTTTTATGAGACCTAAAGTTTTTTGTTAAGGTTAACTCAACAACAGTTTTCTTTTGTTTTAACAACGATTCAATTTTTTCGCAATTAGCTCCAGAAAAACCATAGATTGATTGGTTCTTGTCACCAATAAGGTAATATTGTTTTGCGTTAATTGCGGATAAGATTTTCATTTGGAGTGTCGATGTATCTTGATACTCATCAATAAAGATATAATCATACATACCGTCAAAAAATTCTTTATGTTTAGGGTCTCTTGTTAATTTTTCTGTGTCAATTAACATGTCAGAGAAATCACGGCTATTAGTCTCCTTTAAAAAGGCAATGTAGTGGTCATAAAAATTTGGTTTTGGTGATTTAACACCATCGTAAAATTGTAGTTTATATGCCGAAAAAGATGATGATATACTGGCACCCTCTTCATAAAACCTTTCAATAGTAGCGTAATATTCCTCTCTTATTTTTCTTGGGTCTTTAAAAGACGGCTTCTTTTTATCACGGTACCAATTTATAAAATCGTAAAATGTGACAATGGGTTTAAACTTACCTAGTTTTGCCAACGTACCACTGGTAAAACTATGTATGGTTGTAATCTTAACATCACTGTTAATACGGTGTCTTAATTCATTTACAGCATCATTAGTAAATGAGAAAAAGATTATTCTGTTTGGGTCAACCCCGTTATCCAATAGGTGATTTAACCTACCCACCGTGGAATGGGTTTTACCACTACCAGCTGTTGCTGACAATATTACGGATTCTGGTCCGCTAAACTCAATAAACTCAAGTTGTTCTTTAGTATATCCTTTCATGTTTACAAAATTAGGAATTTATTTGGTTATAAACAAATTTTTTTTTACTTTTGTGTCATGAGCATTATAACATTTAAAGGTGCGTTCGATACGCACATAAAAAAATTCAGTAGAATTAAGTTGGATGAAAGGGACATCCATAATTGCGTTTCATACATTAGGGCTGTTGTTAAACACAAACACAACACAACAAAACTAAATAAAAATAATGAGAAATACAAAGATATGTTCACGTTAACATGCGCAATAACAGCGATTTCAAAACGTATAAAACATCCGATTATGGATTACAACAATGTTAATGTTGAACCCTTACAGCAATTAAGAAACTCATTTGAAAAGTGGGTTGATGTTATTATGTTTAATTACAATGAGTTTCCGATTTTTTACAGGCCAATGTATAAAAAAGCTATTTTTGTTTGCAAAGTTAGTGATACTGAGTTTATTGTGTGTGGTTACGCAACACCAAGATTAATTGATAGTTTTCACTCTAAGATGTTAGTTAATAATCAAACAATAAGAGAACAATCAAATATGAGTGCTTTTTACGGTTTTGATCGTTTAAGCCCAATACCAAATAATGTATATGATTTTAAGAATTTATTCATTTAAAGAGATATTTATATTATAATATCATTAGTAATGGGTAAAAAAATATACAAAATGACCGAAAGCCAAATGGCTAAAATTTTGAATGAAAGAGGTTCAAAAAATAACACTTTATCATCCCCCAAAGATGAGGGTTTGAGTCTTGATGTGATTTCGGAATTGTTCTCAATTCATGAGGAAGCTGAAAACCCAGCGTTTTACATCTCAAAAAATAAAGATAATTTTGGTAAACCCATGATGGAAAAATCTGATGATTGTTATCATGTTGTTGTTAACCCAGAGTATAAGGATCTTTCTTTTGTTTTTGAAGTTATTAATGATATGTATGAAAACAAAGAGTTTGAACCGTTAATTTCTGAATCAGAGGTTATTTGTGAGGAGTGTTTTGAGTTATCCATTGAAAAAAAATTAATGGAAAATTTTGACTCTTGGATATTAAAAGATCTGGTTTCTGAAGACGTAAAATACCATTTGAGTAATAGCATACCTTTATTAGAAAATGAATATAGACCTGGTAGTGAAAAACACGCTTTCCTAATTAAAGAAGCTAGGGAGCTTTGGGAAAAGAAGGTAATTAGGTTATCCGCTTTAGACACAAAGTTATTTGAAAACACAGATTTAGGTAGATTTGATTTATTTGAGGGTCAGATGGTTCCATTGGATTTACCATTTACTGAAGATATGCCAGAAGACGAACTTATAGCTGAAGCAAAGTATCAGGGTAAGGAAGTTGAGCTTGGTAAACCTAAAAGAGGTGGTTCTAAAAAGTTTTATGTTTATGTTAGAAAACCAGGTGGTGGTATTAAGAAAGTTTCTTTTGGTGATACAACTGGTTTATCTGTTAAATTAAATAACCCAGCGGCACGTAAAGCGTTTGCTTCTAGACATGATTGTGCGAATAAAAAAGATAGGACTAAAGCATCCTACTGGTCATGTAGATTACCTAGATATGCTAGTTTACTCGGTTTAAAATCTAAATTTGGTGGATACTGGTAAACCATACAAAGACATTGAGGTTGGTGACAATTATGTCATAAGAGAATTTGACGAAAAGATTGATCCCATTGAACTTATGTGGCATAGAGATAATGAAGATCGTGTTATTGAGGTGTTAAACACAACTGACTGGAAATTTCAATATGATAATCAATTACCCATTCCATTAAAAGAAAATGTCTCACTAAAAATAGCAAGACATGACTGGCATAGAGTTATAAAGGGTACTGGTAATCTTAGGTTAAAAATAACTAAAAGTTAATTCTACAAGTTCCGTAAACACCCTCATAACCATCTTCTTGATCTAACCACTGAAGACCTGAATTTGCCCCACCATAGAATATAAAATTAGAATTTTCATCCATAAACTCTTCCTCTTTTCCAGGTTGGATAACGATTTCAACACCATTTAATTGTACGGGTTGATCTTTTACCCCATAATTTATGATACCACCCCAACTAAAAATGTATAAAGGATTGTATTTGGCAAATCTTCTAAACAACTCGATGTTAATCTTTCTATCACACTTTATTTCCCTGTTAAAGGTGTAGCATAACATTTCAGCTGTAGCTGTATCAACTTTAAATTTATGTACTGATAATATTTCAGCTAAGGGGTTTTCGTAAATCATTTACCAAATTATCTATCTTATCGTACAAATCATGTAAAGTACGATCATTTATTATTTCGGTTGTAATACCAACAATAGAGTCCATTTCTTTTTCAGATGCATGCTCATCACCAGTACTTAGGTTTGGTCTTTGCACTGACAATATCGTACCACCCATCTTTAATATTGCATCAACTTCGTGTTGAAATCTAACATCGCAAATAACAACATCTAGATCTTTATTTTGGTTATACCATTGTTCAAAACGCTTAACCCAGAAACTTCTACCAAATACTTGTAATTCTGGTATATATTTTGGCATGTCGTATTGAAAAACCTCAGTACCCATTATCTGTAGCACTAATCTTGGGGTTATCCCCCAGGTTGGGTCAATCTCATCTTTAGCATCACCAAAAACCTGATCTTCCGTAAAACCAAACAATTCCATAGCCCCACGTTTGATCGGGTTAGCAAAACTATATTTTACAAAATTTTTACTTGCGACTAGGTAATCACCTGTTGTATCTTTACCTGAACGTTTTTTTCCTAAAACACCTATTATCATATTAACTTATTTGTACAATAATAGTAAAAACGTTTTAAAAAAACAAATCCCCTTTCGGGGATTTTATTATTTATTTATTTCATTTAGAAATTCGTCCACAACTGATTTATGTATTCTTCTTAAATAATCTTTTGGTTGTTCTTGAACTGGTTGTTCTGGTGCCATTTCTTCAGCACCTGGTTCAGCTGTTGGTTCGGCTTCTGTTGTATCTTCAGAATCTTTATTTTGAAGTTTATTTAACATATCATTCATATCTTCTTCTGTTATCTTTGTCATATCGATTGCAGATAAGATTGAATTAACAACGTATTTATAATCTTTTGATTCTAATTCCTGAGAACCATCTCTCATTTTTTGGGTTAATTTACCAGTGAGTTTTTGAACCGTTTTTAAAATTGGTTCATCAGTGTTTTCAGCCCCAGTTTCTTGAGCTGGTTCTTCTGCGGTTGCAGCGGCTGGATCTAATGCTGGGTCTGTAGTTGTATCGACAGCTGTATCAGCTGGTGTTTCAGTTGAGAAATCTGTGGCTAAATCCGCAGGTTCTTCCGATGGTGCAGCTGTGGTATCAATGCCCGAATCAACCGTTGTATCGGTTGCTGGTGCGGTACCAGTATTCTTAAGTTTTAGGATATAACGCTCAGTTATACTTTTTTTTTTAAAACATCGATGTTTTCTTTAAAATCAACAGATTCGTTAATTTCTCTAAACATCATATTTAAGTGTTTTAAAGCATCAGCGTATGATTTGTAAGAATGCTCATGAATGTTTTGAACACCTGTTAAATAATCATATTCACCGTTTTCATTTTTAGTTTTAATGTAAACGTGTTTTTCTTCTTGTACAATACCATATTCGGTACCGTTAGCCGCTACGGCTTCGTGTAATACATTAGACAAATGACCAAGAACTGGCGCACTTTCAGTAACCAATTCTTTTTTAATACCAGCAATCTCTAAGATCCTAGCTAATTTATCGTCTACGTTTTCTATTTTTTCAGAACCTATTGGTTTCATATCTTAGTTATTTAAAATAATTATTCTTCTTATAAATATAAGCAAAAAGAGGAAAATATCAATATTCCAGATTTTCTAGGGATAAAAATTCATCTTTGACATCAATACCCATATCAGCTAATTTATCCATATACCCAGATCTTCTTAAATATTTAAAAACCAAATTCTCAGTACTGAACTCACCCGTTGAGTTTAAACCGCTTTTTCTATATGCTCTAATCTTTTCTTTTAATTTTTTTAATTTTAAAATCTTAGCATCCGCATCTTTTTCATTGGCGATGTCGTTTAATTTTTTATCAAATTCTTTTACCTTTTTAACAATATCTTTTTTATTTATCTCTGGTTTTTGTTTACTGGGTTCTTTTCTCCATTTACTATAAAGTATGCTATATATACCATCGGCTGCATCCAAAACCTCTTCAACATCCTGGACATATAACTCAACATCAAACCCCTTGATTTTTATATCATGTTTTAGGTTATATAACTCTTTTTTAGCCGTAAAAAATTCATCAACTAAAATATTATCATCGTTAACAGCTTTTTTATCTACAACAATGTGTAAATCAATATCAGAATACTCTGACCAATTGTAATTAGCTAAACTACCAACAAACAAAATATCTTCAATAGCAAAACTATCAATACCAAAACTTTCAATAAAATCTTTTGCTATCGCAATTAAACGTTCTCTAATCTCTTTTTTAAGTTTTATTTCCTTAAAATTATCAGATGACGGGTTTTCCCAAATATCTGAATATAAGCTAGGTCGAACAGTAAAACTTTTTAAAATATTGTCCATATCAGATAAATATCTGTATTTTCGGTTAAATTAGGTAATCTTCCTCAAATTCTTCAGAAATATAGTGTTCATCCTTTTTTTCAATCCAACCAGTGATGATATATTTATACTGACCATTTTGCGGTGGGTTACCACGATGTTTATGTGTCCATAAAGCTGGTGCTATAACTAATTTACCAACTTCTGGGTTGACTTTAAGTGGGTTGAACTTGAATTCGGTCTCACCACCACTATCAACATCATTTAAATAGTAGATAAAAAACAACTCCCTTTTTGATGTTGTTCCACCCTCATTTTCGTGGTGCCAAGCGTAATAACCTTGGTCGTCAATGTACCTCTGCATTTGCATGTGGGGTTGGCCGTTACTACCAGCCATGTAACAAGATTGGGCCGTCCTAACGGCAGAAGCTTTAGTGGCAAAACCACCTGTCATTGTCATGAAACTGTTACATTCAATGTAATCAACCAAATTACCTAATAAATTTTCTCTCAAGTAATCATAAATGTATAACCAATTTGGGTTGTCTAAATTTAAATGGATCATCAAATCTGTTGAGGATTTTACCAACTTATTTACACCAGCCCCACTAATACCTTCCATTTGATTTTTAGAAGTTTCAAACTCATTTATTATAAACTCACAAACTTCTTTTGGGATGGCTTTTTCGTATATTTTAATTAAATTATCCGTCATAATTTTTTGTTATAAATAATTTTAAAACTGTTAATATCATCGTTTAATCTTAATGGAATACCTTTATGCTCACTAAAATCACATAATTCTGAATTTTTAAAAAAAACAAACGTATTACAACCGTATCTATCGGATAGGTCATCTGAATATTCTTTAACTTTTTTAGCAAATTCGCCAAAATCGTTACCGTCATTTTCAAACAATATTAAGATATTGTTTTTTTCTAGCATGTTGGTGTAAGTGTAGACTAATCTACCCTCTTGCCAAAATTCAATTTTCCAATGCCCTATTTCATTCATCGGATAGGCTCCCCAGGTTCCACCGTTTAAAAACATTTCACCAAAAAACTCATCATTATAATACCATTTAACAAGGTAATTTTGGTTACCACGTATGGAAACCTTAGCCATGTTATGAAAGGTTATGTTGGCTCTTGACTCATATCTTATATCAACGTACATAGGTTAAATTTTTCTATAGGTGTATGCTTTTGCTATATTAGCGTTAAAATATTTACCCTGACTTTCAGCTAAATTCATTGCGGCAAATGTTTCATGGGGCACATCATCATACTCATAAATTGCACCATTATTAAATGTTACTTGTAGTTTTTTAGTGTTTGTATTGTACTTACCTTCTTTGATATTTGAGCTTTCATACGAAACTACTACGTTTTCACCCAAATACTGTTTACTTGTTACTGACATGATCTTCTTCGATGTTAAATTTTATTGTTGGTGTTATTTTTACAAAGTTTTTTATCTTATCCAACTCATATACAATTGTATTATTAATGATAACTGGCCCATTATCAGTTTCTTCTGTTGACTTTGTTGTTACAATTAAATGGTTACCACTTATCATAGATACAACATTGTTTACATCCTGATCGGAGTATTCGATAAAATTACCGTCCTTAAAATAGATTGTTGTTTTCCCCATAATATTTATTTTTAACAAAAGTAGGAAAAAAGTTTGGTTATGTCAAGATTATTACTATCTTTGCATAAAATATATATTCGCACATGAAAGAAAGAATGACAAATGAGTTAAGAAGCGCCTTTACTAGGGGGCAATCCGTGGCAATTAAGTATGATGACTCGATGCTTAGGTTACAACATGTTATATTCGGTATCCTTACTACTGAGAATATGATTTATGAGGTTGTCAAAAACAAAGTATTGGATTTTGATGTGATGGTTAATGACTTAAATGACATTAATAAGAGGCTTTCCGATTCATCTAATGGTAAACAAGATGGTATCTTACCTTTTGAGTCAGATCTTCAAGAAATAATTAAAGAGTGTATCGTAAGGAAAAAGCCAACCGACTACATCACTGTTGAGCTTTTCTTTCTAATCTCAATGGAAAAAGATAATGCGATTGTTAAACTTTTTAAGGAATATGGTTTAACAAAAACTTTTATCGCTAAGAAAATTAAACAATTATCAACACCACAAGCCAGCGTATTCTCTAATGATGATGAGTTACCTAGAGATAGGAAACCATTAAACGAGGCAAATAAAAATATTAAATCAAAAACACCGACATTAGATAATTTTGGTCGTGATTTAACTGTTTTAGCACAAGAAGGTAAATTAGATCCTGTAATAGGTCGTGCATCTGAGGTTGAGAGGGTTTGTCAAATTTTAACAAGAAGAAAGAAAAATAACCCGATTCTTATTGGTGATCCAGGTGTTGGTAAGACAGCTATCGCTGAAAGTTTAGCAATTAAAATTGCGAACGGTGATTGCCCAAGGCCTCTAATGAACAAACGTGTTGTAACATTAGATATGACATCGTTGGTTGCTGGTACAAAATATCGTGGTCAGTTTGAGGAGAGAATTAAAGCTATTGTTGATGAGGCTAAAGATAACCCAAATGTGATTCTTTTCATTGATGAATTACATACAATTGTTGGTGCTGGTAATTCATCGGGTTCGTTAGACGCTGCAAACGTATTTAAACCCGCATTAGCCCGTGGAGAACTCCAATGTATTGGTGCAACAACTCTTGATGAATATCGTGAGCATATTGAAAAGGATGGTGCTTTAGATAGAAGATTCCAAAAAGTTATGGTTAACCCACCAATCTTAAGTGAGACTAAAGAAATCCTTATGAATATTAAAGAGAAATACGAAGATTTCCATAAAGTAACATACACTGAAGAGGCTATTGATGAAATTATCGCATTGGCTGATCGTTATATCACAAACAGGGAATTCCCTGATAAGGCTATCGATATCATGGATGAGGCTGGTTCAAGAACTCAGGTGGCGGTTAAGGCACCACAAAAAATAAAGGATCTTGAACTTAAGTTAAAAGAGATTAAGGATCAAAAACAACAAGTTGTTAAAACCCAAAATTTTGAGCAGGCAGCGCAGCTTCGTGATCAAGAGAAAAAAATTCTTACCGAGTTAGATAAAGAAAATTCAATGTGGAAGTTATCGATTAATGATAAAAGAAATATTGTGACGGATGATATGATCTCCGAAGTAGTATCAATGATGACGGGTATACCTGTTAGTAAAGTCTCTGAGAATGAGGTAACAAGATTATTATCAATGGATGGTGAATTGGCTAATTGTGTTATTGGTCAATCAGATGCAATCGATAAAGTTGTTTCATCAATCAAAAGAAATAGAACTGGTATTAGAAAACAATCTAAACCAATCGGTTCATTCTTATTTATTGGACCAACTGGTGTTGGTAAAACAGAATTAGCAAAATGTTTAGCTGAAAAAGTTTTTGGTTCTCAAGATGCTATTATCCGTGTCGATATGTCCGAATACTCCGAAAAATTTAATATTAGTAAGTTAATTGGGGCACCCCCAGGTTATGTTGGGTATAACGAAGGTGGTCAATTAACGGAGAAAGTTAAAAATAAACCATATTCTTTGGTTTTATTTGATGAGATTGAAAAGGCTCACCCAGATATTTTCAATGTTATGCTTCAATTACTTGATGAGGGTTATTTAACCGATGCTAACGGTAGAAAAATTAATTTCAAAAATACCATTATCATCATGACATCAAATATCGGTTTGAAAGAGGTTCAAGATTTTGGTACTAAAATCGGTTTTAATGATTCTGAAGCGGATGCGATTGTAAACTCAAAAAGTATTATTGAAAAAAACCTTAAGAAAACTTTTAAACCAGAATTTATTAATCGTTTGGATGAAATTGTTTATTTTAATTATCTAACACAAGATGATGTTGTTAAAATTATTGATTTACAATTAAAGGATTTTGAAAATCACTTAAAAAATGTTGGGTTTACATTTAAAATTGATAAAAAATCTAAAGAATTTATTTTGGAAAAAGGTTTTAATAAACTATACGGGGCTAGGGAAATCCAAAGAACCATACAGAAATATGTAGAGGACCCGATTTCAGACGAAATGTTACGTAAACAAATGCCTAAATCTGGTAAAATAAGTTTAACTTATAATATTAAGAGTGAAAAAATAAACGTTAACATCACAGAATAAAAAAATAGTAAAAAAAAACGTTGTTACTGTTGCCTTATTAGTATTTGATACTATTTATATGTTAGTAGTTTAAACTAACATATATAAATGGCAACAGTAACAATTTATCTTAGAGACGATCTAGGAAGGGCACTATCCTATGCGGAATTAGATGCTAACTTCCAAAATATAAAAGACGTTATAGAAAATCTTGGAATAGATGATCTATCTGACGTTGTAATTAGTGGCCCCAATGAAGGGGACATTTTAGTTTGGAACGATACCACTGGACAGTGGGAAAACACCCAAGATCTTAAGGGTGTTTATATTTTAAATGAGTTATTTGTTACAGGAATGACCGAAAATAGTTCACCGAACTATTTTGTGTCGTTTAATGCAGCTACTGGTGAATATTCATATTCACCTTTATTAACAGGTACTTCTGGTACAGCTGGTACTTCAGGTTATTCGGGTTTGAGTGGTTCTGATGGTACATCTGGTGTTTCTGGAGAATCAGGTAGTAATGGTAGTGATGGTAGTAGTGGTAATGATGGTTCTTCAGGAACTTCAGGGATAAGTGGTGAATCAGGTAGCACTGGTACTTCAGGTGAAAGCGGTGCCGATGGCTCCAACGGAACTTCGGGGATGTCTGGCGAATCTGGGTCAACAGGATCAGATGGTACATCGGGTAATGATGGTAGTAACGGAACCTCAGGTTTAAGTGGAGAAAGTGGTAGTAATGGCACATCAGGTGAAAGTGGTAATGATGGTTCTTCAGGAACTTCAGGAATAAGTGGAGAAAGTGGTTCAACTGGCTCTGACGGTTCTTCAGGAGCAGATGGTTCCAACGGAACCTCTGGTATAAGTGGTGAATCAGGTTCAACTGGTAGTGATGGCACATCAGGTAATGACGGATCTTCAGGGACTTCAGGAGTAAGTGGTGAATCTGGTAGTACTGGTTCAGATGGTTCTTCAGGAGCGGATGGTTCAAATGGAACATCAGGTATATCAGGTGAATCTGGTAGCACAGGAAATGATGGTACGAGTGGTCAATCTGGTACTTCTGGTACAAATGGTATTGATGGTGTTGATGGTGTTGATGGCACAAGTGGGATAAGCGGTAACGATGGTTCTAATGGTACTTCAGGTGTTTCAGGTGAATCAGGGTCAACTGGTACTTCAGGTGAAAGTGGTGCCGATGGTTCCAATGGAACTTCTGGTATTTCTGGTGAATCTGGGTCAACAGGATCAGATGGTTCTTCAGGAGCTGACGGTAGTTTTGGTACTTCAGGTATTTCTGGTGAATCAGGTTCAACAGGGTCTGACGGATCTAGTGGTAATGATGGTTCTTCAGGAACTTCAGGAATAAGTGGAGAAAGTGGTTCTAACGGAACCTCTGGTATAAGTGGTGAATCGGGATCAACAGGATCAGATGGGTCAAGTGGTAATGATGGTAGTTTTGGTACTTCAGGTATTTCTGGTGAATCAGGCAGTAATGGTACATCAGGTGAAAGCGGTAACGATGGTTCCAACGGAACTTCAGGTATAAGTGGTGAAAGCGGTAGTACAGGATCAGATGGATCATCAGGTAATGATGGTTCTTCAGGAACTTCAGGGGTAAGTGGAGAAAGTGGTAGTACAGGTAGTGATGGTAGTAGTGGTGATAATGGTTCAAATGGAACTTCAGGTGAATCTGGCGAAAGTGGGTCTTCAGGATCAACTGGGTCTTCAGGTTCTTCAGGTATAAATGGTTTAAATGGTGAAAGCGGAGCTTCAGGTTCTTCAGGAACTAACGGTTCGGACGGTGATTCTGGTACAACAGGCGTTAACGGGACTTCAGGGGAATCTGGTTCAACTGGTAGTGATGGTAGTAGTGGTAATGACGGTTCTTCAGGAACCTCTGGTATAAGTGGTGAATCTGGGTCTACTGGTTCAGATGGTTCTTCAGGAGCGGATGGTTCTAACGGTACATCTGGCCAATCTGGTGAAAGTGGTTCATCGGGTGAATCTGGTACATCAGGTGAAAGTGGTACTTCTGGTACAAATGGTGTTGATGGTGTTGATGGTGTTGATGGAACTTCAGGAATAAGTGGTGAATCGGGATCAAACGGATCCAATGGTTCTTCAGGTAATGACGGATCAAATGGTACTTCTGGTCAATCGGGTGAAAGCGGTAGCACAGGTTCAGATGGGTCTTCAGGTAATGATGGTTCATTTGGAACCTCTGGTCAATCGGGTGAATCTGGGTCTACTGGATCAGATGGGTCTTCAGGTAATGATGGATCTTTTGGTACTTCTGGCCAATCTGGCGAGTCAGGATCAACTGGTTCAGATGGTACATCAGGCGATAATGGCTCAAATGGGACTTCAGGAATAAGTGGTGAAAGTGGTAGCACAGGTTCAGACGGATCTTCAGGTAATGACGGATCTAATGGAACTTCAGGAATAAGTGGAGAATCGGGATCAACTGGATCTTCAGGTTCTTCAGGTAATGATGGATCTTTTGGTACTTCTGGCCAATCAGGTGAATCTGGTTCTACAGGATCCGATGGATCAAGTGGGGCTGACGGTTCATTTGGAACCTCTGGCCAATCAGGTGAATCTGGGTCTTCAGGATCCGATGGATCAAGTGGGGCTGACGGTTCATTTGGAACCTCTGGCCAATCAGGTGAATCTGGGTCTACTGGATCAGATGGTACATCTGGTAATGACGGATCTAATGGTACTTCAGGAATAAGTGGTGAGTCTGGATCAACTGGGTCAGATGGTTCTTCAGGAGCGGATGGTTCATTTGGAACATCAGGGATAAGCGGTGAAAGTGGTAGCACAGGTTCAGACGGATCTTCAGGTAATGACGGTTCTTCAGGAACATCTGGTCAATCAGGTGAAAGTGGTAGCACGGGTAGTGATGGTTCTTCAGGAGCTGACGGTAGTTTTGGTACTTCAGGTGAAAGTGGTGAATCGGGATCCTCAGGATCAACTGGATCTTCAGGTTCTTCAGGTATAAATGGTTTAAATGGTGAAAGCGGAGCTTCAGGTTCTTCAGGAACTAACGGTTCTTCTGGTGATAACGGTTCTAACGGAACCTCTGGTATAAGTGGTGAATCAGGTTCAACTGGTTCAGACGGTTCTTCAGGAGCTAACGGTAGTTTTGGAACCTCTGGTATAAGTGGTGAATCTGGGTCTACTGGTTCAGATGGGTCTTCAGGTAACGATGGTTCCAACGGAACTTCAGGTCAATCAGGTGAAAGTGGTTCAACTGGTTCAGACGGATCTTCAGGTAATGACGGATCTAATGGGACTTCAGGAATAAGTGGTGAGTCTGGATCAACTGGTAGTGATGGTAGTAGCGGTGATAATGGTTCAAATGGAACTTCAGGAATAAGTGGAGAATCAGGTTCAACTGGTAGTGATGGCACATCAGGTAATGACGGATCTTCAGGGACTTCGGGAATAAGTGGTGAGTCTGGATCAACTGGGTCAGATGGATCAAGTGGGGCTGATGGGTCTTACGGTACATCTGGTCAATCGGGTGAATCTGGTTCCACAGGTAGCGATGGATCTTCAGGTAATGATGGTTCATTTGGAACATCTGGTATATCAGGTGAGTCTGGATCCTCTGGATCAGATGGTTCTTCAGGTAATGATGGTTCATTTGGAACATCTGGCCAATCTGGCGAAAGTGGGTCTTCGGGATCAACTGGATCTTCAGGTTCTTCAGGTATAAATGGTTTAAATGGTGAAAGCGGAGCTTCAGGTTCTTCAGGAACTAACGGTTCTTCAGGTGATGATGGCTCCAACGGAACCTCTGGTATAAGTGGAGAATCGGGATCAACTGGTTCAGATGGTTCTTCTGGTGATAATGGTTCAAGTGGAACTTCTGGTGTATCAGGTGAAAGTGGTAGCACGGGTAGTGATGGCACATCAGGTAATAACGGATCTAACGGTACAAGTGGTTTATCAGGTGAAAGCGGTTCAACTGGTTCAGATGGTACATCAGGTAATGATGGTTCTAATGGTACATCGGGTGTAAGTGGCGACTCTGGGTCAACTGGTTCAAATGGTACAAGCGGTGATAACGGTTCTTCAGGAACTTCAGGAATAAGTGGTGAATCAGGTTCAACTGGATCAGATGGTACATCAGGAAACGAAGGTTCTAACGGTACATCAGGAATAAGCGGTGAAAGTGGTAGTACAGGATCGGATGGTACAAGCGGTGATAACGGTTCTTCAGGAACTTCAGGAATAAGTGGTGAATCTGGTTCTACAGGTAGCGATGGATCTTCGGGTAATGATGGCTCATTTGGGACATCTGGTCAATCGGGTGAATCTGGTTCTACAGGTAGCGATGGTACATCTGGTGATGGTGGTAGTTTTGGTACTTCAGGTGAAAGTGGTGAAAGTGGGTCTTCAGGGTCAACTGGATCTTCAGGTTCTTCAGGTATAAATGGTTTAAATGGTGAATCAGGCGCTTCTGGTTCTTCAGGAACAAACGGTTCTTCTGGTGATAACGGTTCTACTGGAACATCTGGTTCAAGTGGTGCTTCAGGCTCTACTGGAACATCAGGAAGTTCTGGCGACTCAGCCTCTTCAGGAACAGCTGGTTCTTCAGGAACATCAGGTTCTAATGGTTCAAGTGGTGAAAGTGGGTCATCAGGTTCAGCAGCATCTTCAGGTTCGTCTGCAACTTCAGGTACAATCGGTACTTCTGGTTTAGCCGCAAATAGTGGTTCAAGCGCAACCTCAGGTTCTTCTGCAACCTCAGGTTCTAGCGGTACAAATGGTGCTAGTTCAAACAGTGGTTTAAGTGAAACTTCAGGTTCTTCTGGTTCTTCTGGTACAAATGGTACAACTGGTGTTGCTGGTCAAAGTAGATTATCATTCTCATCTGGTTCAAGTGGTTCTTCAGGAACTTCAGGAACTGGTGGTAATTCTGGCGCTTCAGCTTCTTCAGGTTCTTCAGCAACTTCTGGTACAGTTGGTACTTCTGGTTTAAGTGCGTCTTCTGGTTCAGCTGGATCAAGTGCTACATCAGGAACATCAGGATCAACAGGTAGCGCTGGTTCTTCAGGTGCTTCAGCAACTTCAGGTACGTCTGCATCATCTGGTTCTTCTGCAACTTCAGGAACAAACGGTACTTCGGGTTTATCTTCAAATAGTGGTTCTTCTGCAACCTCAGGTAGTTCTGCTACAAGTGGTACATCAGGATCTTCGGGTTTATCTGCATCTTCTGGTAGTTCAGCAACCTCAGGTTCTTCAGCAACTTCTGGTACAGCTGGATCAAGCGGTGTTTCTTCAACATCAGGAACATCTGCATCAAGCGGATCTTCAGCAACTTCAGGAACAAACGGTACTTCAGGATTATCTTCAAATAGTGGTTCTTCTGCAACTTCAGGTACATCTGCGACTTCAGGTACGACAGGTACAAGCGGTTTAGCTGGTTCAAGTAAAACATCAGGTTCTTCGGGTTCTTCAGGTACATCTGGTTCAAGCGGTGTTGATGGTGCTGATGGTATTTCTGCTATTTCAGCAACATCTGGTTCAAGCGGTTCTACGGGTACAAATGGTACTGGCGGTTTATCTAGTAACTCTGGTTCTTCAGGAACATCAGGTTCATCCGCAACCTCAGGAACAGTTGGTTCTTCAGGTTTAAGTTCTTCTTCTGGATCTTCAGCAACAAGTGGAACATCTGGTTCTACAGGTTCTAACGGTTCTTCGGGAGCATCAGCTTCTTCAGGAACTTCAGCTTCTTCTGGTTCTTCCGCAACTTCAGGTACAAATGGTACTTCTGGTTTAGCCGCAAATAGTGGTAGCTCTGGTTCAGCGGGTTCTTCAGGAACTTCCGCTACTTCAGGATCATCTGGTACATCAGGTTCTTCAGGGGCTTCAGCTTCTTCTGGTACATCAGCTTCTTCTGGTAGTTCAGCTACAAGTGGAACAAATGGTACTTCAGGTTTAGCCTCAAATAGTGGGTCATCAGCTTCCTCTGGTTCTTCTGCAACTTCAGGTACAGCTGGTTCTTCAGGTTTAAGTGCATCTTCTGGTAGTTCAGCATCTTCTGGTACTTCGGGAACAAGTGGTTCCGCTGGTTCATCAGGAGCTTCAGCTTCTTCAGGTACATCAGCATCTTCTGGTTCATCCGCAACTTCAGGAACAAATGGTACATCAGGGTTGAGTTCTAATTCAGGTTCTTCTGCAACCTCAGGTAGCTCTGCTACAAGCGGTACATCAGGTAGTTCAGGTTTAAGCGCATCTTCTGGTAGTTCTGCTACGTCAGGAACATCAGGTTCAGCTGGATCAGCTGGTTCTTCAGGTTTAAGCGCATCTTCAGGGACATCAGCGTCAAGCGGATCTTCAGCAACTTCAGGTACAAATGGTACTTCAGGTTTAGCTGCTAATTCTGGATCATCCGCTACAAGTGGGTCATCTGCAACTAGTGGTACATCGGGTTCTTCAGGAAGTTCAGCTTCTTCAGGAACCGCAGGTTCGAGTGGAAATAGTAATAGTTCTGGTTCATCAGGTTCTTCAGGTAGCTCCGCTACTTCAGGAACAGCTGGTACGTCAGGTCTATCTTCAAATAGTGGTAGCTCTGCCACATCAGGATCCTCAGCAACTTCAGGAACCGCAGGTTCTTCAGGATTGAGTGCAAGTTCTGGTAGTTCTGCTACGTCAGGAACATCAGGTTCTTCAGGTTCAGTAGGGTCATCAGGAGCTTCAGCTTCTTCAGGTACATCAGCATCTTCTGGTTCATCCGCAACTTCAGGAACAAATGGTACAAGTGGTTTAAGCGCATTAAGCGGATCCTCAGCGACTTCAGGTAGCTCCGCTACTTCAGGTACAGCTGGTTCTTCAGGTTTAAGTGCTTCAAGTGGTTCTTCTGCAACTTCAGGTACCTCTGGTTCAAGCGGTACAGCTGGTGCTTCAGGTGCTTCAGCTTCTTCAGGTACATCCGCTTCTTCTGGTAGTTCAGCTACAAGTGGAACAAATGGTACATCAGGGTTGAGTGCAAATAGTGGTAGCTCTGCTACATCAGGATCATCCGCAACTTCTGGCTCAGCTGGTTCAAGTGGGTTGTCAGCATCTTCTGGTAGTTCAGCAACAAGCGGTACAGCTGGTTCTACAGGAACAAGTGGTTCATCAGGAGCTTCAGCGTCTTCAGCAACAAGTGGTACAGCTGGTTCTTCAGCAACTTCAGGTACAAATGGTACCTCAGGTTTATCAGCTAATTCTGGTAGTTCAGCTTCATCAGGATCTTCAGCAACTTCAGGAACCGCAGGTTCATCTGGTTTATCAGCGTCTTCTGGTAGTTCAGCAACAAGTGGTACCTCTGGTTCTACAGGTTCTAACGGTTCTTCGGGAGCATCAGCGTCTTCAGGGACATCAGCGTCAAGCGGATCTTCAGCAACTTCAGGTACAAATGGTACTTCAGGATTAAGTTCAAATTCAGGTTCATCAGGAACAAGCGCATCAAGTGGTACATCAGGTACTACTGGTACAGTTGGTTCTTCAGCTAATAGTGGTTCTTCAGGTTCTGCGGGTTCATCCGCAACCTCAGGAACAAGTGGGTCAACTGGTTCAGCTGGTTCTAGTGGGGCTTCAGCTTCTTCAGGAACTTCAGCTTCTTCTGGTTCATCCGCAACTTCAGGTACAGTTGGTACATCAGGATTGTCTCAATTAAGTGGTTCTTCTGGTTCAGCGGGTACATCTGCGACTTCAGGAACATCAGGTTCTTCTGGTTCTTCAGGTAGTGCGGGTACTGATGGTGCGTCAGCATTAAGTAAATCTTCAGGTACATCTGGTTCAAGTGGATCTTCAGGTTCTACTGGTACAAATGGTACTTCAGGTTTAGCTGCAAATAGCGGTTCTTCTGCGACAAGCGGTAGTTCCGCAACAAGTGGTACAACAGGTACCTCTGGTAGTTCAGCGTTAAGCAGTTCTGCTGGTAGTTCAGGTTCTTCAGCAACGTCAGGAACCGCAGGTTCTTCAGGTTTAAGTGCATTATCAGCATCTTCTGGTACATCAGCATCTTCTGGTTCTACAGGTTCTAATGGTACTTCAGGTTTAGCCGCAAATAGTGGTTCATCCGCAACTTCAGGTAGTTCAGCTACCTCAGGAACCGCTGGTACATCAGGGTTGTCACAATTGAGTGGGTCAAGTGGATCCGCTGGTACATCAGCAACTTCAGGAACTTCTGGATCAAGCGGGTCTTCAGGATCGGCTGGTACTGATGGAGCATCCGCTTTAAGTAAATCAAGTGGTACCTCTGGTTCATCAGGATCAACTGGAACTGCGGGTACAAATGGTGCTTCTGCAAACTCTGGTAGTTCAGCAACATCAGGTTCTTCCGCTACTTCAGGTACAGCTGGTACAAGTGGTTTATCACAATTAAGCGGTAGTGCTGGATCCGCTGGTTCTTCAGCAACTAGTGGTACATCAGGATCTTCAGGATCTTCAGGTTCTGCTGGTACAAGTGGTCAATCAGCAAATAGTGGTTCTTCAGCAACTTCAGGTTCATCTGCAACTTCAGGAACAGTTGGTACATCAGGTTTATCAAGATTGTCTGGTTCTTCAGCAACAGCTGGAACGTCTGGTACTTCAGGTACGGATGGACAATCAGCTACATCAGATACTTCAGGAACGTCTGGTTCAAGCGGTTCAACTGGTACATCAGGTACAGATGGTCAATCGGCATTAAGTAAATCAAGTGGTACATCAGGTTCAAGTGGATCTTCAGGATCAGCTGGTACAAATGGTGCATCCGCAAATTCAGGGTCTTCAGCAACTTCTGGTTCATCCGCAACCTCAGGCACAGCTGGTACTTCTGGTTTGTCTCAATTGAGTGGTTCATCGGGTTCTGCTGGAACTTCAGCTACTTCAGGTACATCTGGATCAAGTGGATCTTCAGGTTCAGCTGGTACAGACGGTGCTTCTGCATTAAGTAAATCTTCAGGAACTTCTGGTTCTTCAGGATCAAGCGGATCAACTGGTACAAACGGTACTTCAGGTAATGCAGGTAATAGTGGTTTAAGCGCAACTTCAGGTTCTTCTGCAACAAGCGGTACAACTGGTACAAGCGGTACAAATGGTGCTTCAGCTAACTCTGGTTCATCTGGTACAAGCGCTTCTTCAGGTACAACTGGTACAACTGGAACTTCAGGTTCTTCAAATAATAGTGGTTCTGCTGGAACTTCAGGTTCTTCAGGATCAAGTGGTACAAGCGGTACTGTTGGTGCTTCTGCAAACTCTGGATCTTCAGGATCAAGTGGTTCTTCTGCAACTTCAGGTACAGCTGGTACAAATGGTTTATCTCAATTATCAGGTTCTTCAGGATCGGCTGGAACTTCAGCAACTTCTGGAACTTCAGGTAGTTCAGGTAGTTCAGGATCAGCAGGTACTGATGGGGCATCGGCATTGAGTAGATCTTCGGGTACATCAGGTTCTAGTGGGTCTACAGGTACAAACGGTACAAATGGTGCATCCGCAAATTCAGGTTCTTCAGCAACTTCTGGTAGTTCCGCAACAAGCGGTACCGCAGGTACATCAGGTTTGTCACAATTAAGCGGTTCTTCAGGGTCTGCTGGTTCTTCAGCTAGCTCAGGTACAACTGGTACTTCAGGTACCGCTGGTAACTCAGGTTTATCACAATTAAGCGGATCGAGTGCATCAAGCGGTTCTTCAGGAACAAACGGTACATCGGGTTTAAGTAGATCTTCAGGTTCATCGGGTACATCAGGTTCTTCTGGAACAAATGGTACGGACGGTGCGTCTGCTTTGAGTAGATCTTCGGGTACATCAGGTTCTAGTGGGTCTACAGGTACAAACGGTACAAATGGTGCAAGTGCAAATAGTGGTAGCTCAGGTTCTGCTGGGACTTCAGCTACATCAGGAACAGCTGGTACATCAGGTTTAAGTCAACTTTCGGGTTCTGCTGGTAGTTCGGGTTCTTCAGCAACTTCTGGAACATCAGGTAGTTCAGCGTTAAGCGGTTCAGCTGGTAGTGCAGGTTCTTCTGCAACCTCAGGAACTTCAGGGTCATCTGGTTTATCAGCGTCTTCAGGATCGGCTGGTACATCAGCATCTTCAGGTAGTACAGGAACAAACGGTACATCTGGTTTAAGCGCAAATAGTGGTTCTTCAGCAACATCAGGTAGCTCCGCTACTTCAGGAACCGCTGGTACAAACGGTTTATCTCAATTATCTGGATCTTCAGGTAGTGCGGGTACTTCGGCTACAAGTGGAACTTCAGGTTCTTCTGGTAGTTCAGGTTCTTCTGGTACAGATGGTGCTTCAGCATTAAGTAGAAGTTCTGGAACTTCAGGTTCTTCAGGTTCAACTGGTACAAACGGTACAAACGGTGCATCAGCAAACTCAGGTTCTTCAGCTACTTCTGGTAGTTCAGCAACTTCAGGTACAGCTGGTACAAGTGGTTTATCACAATTAAGTGGTAGTGCGGGTTCAGCTGGCTCTTCAGCAACATCTGGTACAAGTGGGTCTTCTGGTTCTGCTGGTACAAGTGGCCAATCAGCGAATAGTGGTAGCTCAGCTACTTCAGGTTCTTCAGCTACTTCAGGTACGGTTGGAACCTCAGGTTTAAGTAGATTATCAGGTTCTTCAGCAACGGCTGGTACATCAGGTACTTCAGGTACGGATGGTCAATCTGCTTTAAGTGATACTTCAGGTACATCTGGATCAAGTGGTTCAACTGGTACTTCAGGTACGGATGGCCAGTCTGGTTTAAGCAGAAGTTCTGGAACATCAGGTTCATCTGGATCGACTGGTTCAAACGGTACAAATGGTGCTTCAGCTAACTCAGGTAGTTCAGCTACAAGTGGTTCTTCAGCGACCTCAGGTACGGTCGGTACATCTGGATTATCTCAGTTAAGCGGTAGCTCAGGTTCAGCGGGAACATCAGCAACTTCAGGAACTTCTGGTTCTTCAGGATCAAGTGGTTCAGCTGGTACAGACGGTGCTTCTGCATTAAGTAAATCTTCGGGAACATCAGGTTCTTCAGGATCAAGCGGATCAACTGGTACAAATGGTACTTCAGGTTTAGCTGCAAATAGTGGTTCTTCAGGAACATCCGCATCAAGTGGTACATCAGGTACTACTGGTACAGTTGGTTCTTCAGCTTTAAGTAGTTCATCTGGTAGTTCAGGTTCTTCAGGGTCTAGTGCAACTTCAGGAACAGCTGGATCCTCAGGTTTAAGTGGTTCTGCTGGTTCTTCAGCAACTTCTGGAACATCAGGTTCAACTGGTTCTAATGGAACTTCGGGTGCGAGTGCAAATAGTGGTTCTTCAGCAACTTCTGGTTCATCTGCTACAAGTGGTACCGCTGGTACTTCAGGATTGGGTAGATTAAGTGGTTCTTCAGCAACAGCTGGTACATCAGGTACTTCAGGTACAGATGGTGTGTCTGCTACAAGTGATACTTCTGGAACAAGTGGTTCTTCAGGTTCTACAGGAACTTCTGGAACAGATGGTCAATCATCATTAAGTAGATCAAGTGGAACATCAGGTTCTTCAGGTTCTACGGGTACAAATGGTACTAATGGTGCGAGTGCGAATAGTGGTAGCTCCGCTACATCAGGTTCTTCAGCAACTTCTGGAACGGTTGGAACCTCAGGATTGTCTCAATTAAGCGGATCTTCAGGTAGTGCTGGATCAAGTGCAACTTCTGGAACATCTGGTTCTTCAGGATCATCAGCATCTTCAGGTAGCGCTGGTACAAGTGGTCAATCGGCAAATAGTGGTTCAAGCGGTACTTCAGCATCTTCAGGATCTACTGGTACAAATGGTACTGCGGGTCTTTCTGGTTTATCACAATTAAGTGGATCAAGCGCATCAAGTGGTTCTTCTGGAACAACTGGTACCGCTGGTACAAACGGTTTATCAAGACTGTCTGGTTCTTCAGCAACAGCTGGAACGTCTGGTACTTCAGGTACGGATGGTGTGTCTGCTACAAGTGATACTTCAGGTACATCGGGATCAGCTGGTTCAACTGGTACTTCAGGTACAGATGGTCAATCAGGTTTAAGTAGAAGCTCAGGTTCTTCAGGAACTTCAGGTTCGTCTGGGTCTACGGGTACAAATGGTACTTCAGGTAATGCTGGTAATAGTGGTTTAAGTTCAACCTCAGGTTCTTCGGCAACAAGTGGTACAACTGGAACAAATGGTACAAATGGTGCTTCTGCAAATGCGGGTTCATCAGGTTCTAGTGGTTCTTCAGCAACTTCAGGTACAGCTGGAACCTCAGGTTCTTCAAATAATAGTGGCTCAGCTGGAACTTCAGGTTCTAGTGGGTCTACAGGTACAAATGGTACAAATGGTGCATCTGCAAATGCGGGTTCATCAGGTACAAGTGCATCTTCTGGTACTACAGGTACAGCTGGTACAAATGGTTTATCTCAATTATCAGGTTCAAGTGGTTCTGCGGGTACATCTGCGACTTCAGGAACTTCAGGTAGTTCAGGTTCAGCGGCTACTTCAGGATTGAGTGCCAACTCGGGTTCTTCAGCAACTTCTGGTTCTTCAGGATCAACTGGTACAAACGGTACGAGTGGTCAATCAGCAAACAGTGGTTCTTCAGGGTCTGCTGGTTCTTCAGCCACCTCAGGAACAGTTGGTACATCAGGTTTATCAAGATTGTCTGGTTCTAGTGGTTCTTCAGCAACTTCAGGTACTTCTGGTTCAAGCGGTACAGCAGGTGCTTCAGGGTTGTCACAATTAAGTGGATCTTCTGCTTCTTCTGGTTCAAGTGGTACAAATGGTACTTCAGGTTTAAGTAGATCTTCAGGATCTTCAGGAACGTCTGGGTCTTCAGGAACAAATGGTACAGATGGTGCTTCAGCATTAAGTAGAAGTTCTGGAACTTCAGGTTCTTCAGGTTCAACTGGTACTGCTGGTACAATTGGTTCAAGTAATAATAGTGGCTCAGCTGGAACTTCAGGGTCTTCAGCAACTTCAGGTACGGTTGGTACTTCAGGTTTAGCTGCAAATAGTGGTTTAAGTGTAACTTCAGGAACTTCAGGAACTTCTGGTTCTAGTGGTTCTAAAGGTACTGACGGTACTGCGGGTGTATCAGGTGCTTCAGCATCCTCTGGAACTTCGGCTTCTTCTGCAACAAGCGGAACAGCTGGTACTTCAGGGTTGTCTCAATTAAGTGGTTCTTCAGGGTCTGCTGGTTCTTCAGCTAGCTCAGGTACAACTGGTACTTCAGGTACAGCTGGCGCTTCAGGGTTGTCACAATTAAGTGGCTCTTCTGCTTCTTCAGGTTCTTCAGGAACAAATGGTACATCAGGTTTAAGTAGATCTTCAGGTTCTTCAGGAACAAGT